TCTGCCGCCTTCTGCTTGTACTCGATGACCAGCGCGCGCGCCTGCTTACGCTCTAGCTCCGGGTGAACCTTGCCTGCCGTGATAGCCGCCTCAAGCAGTGGCGGGTCTAGCTGTGACAACTCGTAGAGGGTCTGCCACGAGTGTGGCAAATCCAAACCATGATTTGGATTTGATAGGGCCGGATGTGCCGCCACAATCATGAGACGACGCGCGGTCTCCGGACTGATGCCAACCCAGTCCTTGCACCAGGTCTCCCATCGGCCATGCGGAATCGCCCTCCTCGCCTCGGTAAGATGCCGGCCGGCTGCGATGAAACCCGCTACCGCCTGCCCGAGGTCCGACCGCACCACGGCCGCCCACTGCTCGGGTGTCCGCTGCTCCACAATCTCGCCGGCGACTACCTCGGCCAGATCACTCATCCCGCTCCCCCACCCTTCGCCGATCCGCCGCCAGCATCTGCTCGGTCACCTCAACCTCACGCCGCCGCTCCCCGGCCTCCCACGCACACGCCGCGCAGTCCCGGCGCCACAGCCGGATCTCCCGGCCGGTCACCCGGCCGACCACGATGGACCCGCAGATATGCGGATACGTCTCGCCGACCCGTACCGGCCGGCCGAGTGCGGCGGTGGCGGCCAGCCACACCGCGCTCACCGCGCACCCCTCCGCCGCTCCATCTCGGCGGCCCAGTCCCATGTCTGCTCTGTCCGGTCGGCCAGGTGAGCCCGGGCGACGGCCACGGCGATCCGCCGTTCCACGGCGGCGCGCCGTTCCCGGGCCGTGCGGCGCGGGTGGGGCAGGTGGAGGTTCATGCGGGCACCTCCAGCACGCCCTGCGCCAGCCGGCGGGCGGCGACCTCGCAGTACCGCTCCTCGATCTCGACGCCGATGACGCGCCGGCCGAGGTTGCGGGCGGCCACCAGCGTGGAGCCGGAGCCGGCGAACGGGTCGGCGACGACGCCGGGCGGGCAGGCGTCGACAAGCTGCTCCATCACGTCGACCGGCTTGGTGTGCGGGTGGCCGTAGCGCCCCTGGGGGCTGGCGGGGCCGCCTTGACCGCCAGTCACGGTCGCCACGATGGAACTCCGGCCACCGAGCCCAGCGGGCCAGCCGCCGAGCAGGTAGAACACCTCCACGTCGCGGCGAAACCCGCCGATGGCACCACGCGTACCGGCGTTGGGTGGCTTGCGGTAGAAGCCCACAAACTTGGTTCCTGTCGGCGGCGCCAGCATCGGGTCACCGAAGACAGCGGCCGGGCGGGCGCCCCACGTGCTGAGCGCCCAGTCACGCAGGGACGTGTCCGAATCGCCGGTGATGCCGGGGTGGTGGTCGTCGGCGTGCGCGGCGTCCCAATGGCGCCCTTGCTTCCACCCGCGCCCGTATGGCGGGTCGGTGACCAGCACGTCGGCCGCCAGCCACTCGGTGATCTCTCGGCAGTCGCCACAGTAGAGCGTGACCTTGTCGTCCTCGTAGTACGGAGTCATCGCCCACCGCCCTGGTACCGCTCGGCGGTCAGGTCCCGCAGGCTGCCGGTCCGCTCGGCTGCGAGCTCGGCAGCGATGACGGCCAGCTTGTCCACCGGCCGGTCGTCGAGGTCGGGCGGCTCCGGTATGAAACCCGGTATGAAATCGGCGGCCCGGTCGGGGCCGGGCTGGCAGCCGCATTGGCACCAGTCGCCCTCGACCGGCCCGACGCACAGCCCGTGCTCGCCGATGGCGCAGTCGGCGCAGCGACCGTCACCCCCGCGGCAGCCACACCGGCACGCCTCCGCCTGGCAGTGCCAGCCGGGAACGGACATACACGCCCCGACGGCGCAGTCGGTGCACGTCGGCTTACCGGAGCCGGGGTCCGCAACGTAGTCGGCCATCCGCTCAGCCCCCGGCCATCGTCTCGTGCAGCGTCGGCTGCTGCGAGTTGACCATGAACGTCTCAAGGTCCGGCCGCCACAGCCCGTGACGCCGTACGACGGCGGCGAACTCCTCCATGTCGTGTCCCGCCAGGACAAGCGCCACGTCATCGTCCAGGCCATCGGGTACTTCGGTGAGGCAGTGCGACAGCTCGTGGTCGACCAGCGCCGTCTTCTGGGCGTCAGTTAGGGCGCGCCATGTGTTCAGCGCGATCTCGACGACGAAGAAGTCGACGCGGTCGGGTGGTTCGTCGTGTCGGACCAGGTGCACGAGCGTCGCGTTCAGGCCGGTGGACTTGCGCGCCTTGCCGAGCACGAGCTTTCCGCGGCTGCTGGCGGCCTTGTCGCGGAACACGTACCTGATCGGGATGCCAACGAGGTGCTTGTGGTGTTCTTCGATCAGCCGGTCGGCGATGCGCTCGACTTCGGGCGCCGTGGTGTAGGTGGTCATGATGGTCCTTTCTGGTCGGGCCACGCCACGGCCTGCAGCGCGGCGCGGTGTGCGGCGGGCATGGGCACCATCGGGTGGCCGAGGTGGTCGGCGCCCATGGCGGCGAGGATCAGCGCGTCGGCCTGGTCGGCGTTGGTCACCTCGACGGCCGGGTAGCGCCTGACGACCGCGGCGAGCACCTGGTCCTTGCCGGCGTTGCCTTTGCCGGTGGCGTACCGCTTCAGCGTCCCGGGGATGACCTGCGCCCATGGGATGCCGGCGGCGTCGATCGCCTCGACCACCAGGTGCCACAGTCCGGCGCGGGTGAGGTGCTGGCCGGTGGTCGAGGCCATCGCCAGCCCCTCCACCACGACCAGGTCGGCGTGGCGCACGTAGTCCATGACGGCGTTGCGGATGGTGCGCAGCCGGTGCAGCTGGGCGGGGTCGGTGCTGGGTTGGGTGCGGATGCGCGCGACCCAGCCGCCGCCGGCGTTGCCGGCCACGCCGGAGCTGGCCAGGCTCAGGTCCAGCCCGATGACGCGGCTGGTCATCATCCGCTCCAGCTCAGGTGGCATGACCCGTCACGCTCAATCAGCCCGATCGCCTCATCGCAGAACTCAGCCGCGATCTCGGCCGACTGCACGTAGTGGTCGACGGTCTCCTTGTCCAGCCGGTAGATCAGGATGGCGGCCGGCCCGCCCAGCACGTCACGGCCCACGGTCGCCGCCAGCACCACCAGTCCGTCGCCGAACACGGCGCCCTTGCCGGTGCTGTAGCTGGCGAACGACGCCGGTTGCTTGCTCTGCTCCCGGTACCAGCCGAGCGCCTGGTCGGACGTCGGCGGGTCCGTCCAAAGGTGCTCCTGGGGTCCGAACAGCGCGTGCACGTCGGTGGCGCGCAGCGGGTCCCCTTCGCGGATCTCGACGGCAACCTGCTCGGCGCGCTGCCGGGCCTCTCGCAGCGCCGGCACGTCGGCGGCCGTCAGCTCTCCGCCTTCGTCTTCCCAGTCCCGACCCAGCGGCTCGAAGATCCAGTAGAAGCCGTGATCCTGGCCGGCGATCTGCTCAACTGCCCGGTTGAAACCTGACTCGTTGTACGAGCTACGAAGGTAACGGCGGTTACACAGATGCCCCGGGTGCCGCTGGCTGGGGACGTCAGTGCCGCCCTGCCATTCCCCGTTCAGCTCCCGCCATGCCTGGTACTCCTCGTCGGACATGCGGTCGCGCGCCGACTTCCCGTCCGGCCCTTCGGCGTACAGCGCCTCGGATGCCGCTTCGTGCATGGCGTTGTGCTCCGCCTGCTCGGCGGTGTTTAGCGTGATGTCCAGTCCCATGTCAGTTCCCCTCGGTGGTGGCAGTTCCGCTTCCGGGCTCGGTGGTGGCTGGCCAGTCGGCCGGCTCCGGCTCGTCGACCACCTCACCGTCGATGTCAGGCAGCGGCAGCTCCACCCCAGCCGGCATGTCCGGCGAAGCGGCGACCCGGTTGGCCTCGGCCATCGCGCGGGCGATCTCCATCCGGAACTCGGCCGACGTCGGCACCCACTTCTGCAGCTGCCGCACGCCGGACTTCAGCCACATTCCGGAGGTGTGCAGCTTCCACGGCGAGTACTCGGAGTCGGCGCCCTGGGCCGAGCGCTTGATCCGCTCGATGTCGTCGACGTTCAGCTCGACCACCTGGGACACGGCGCCGTCCTTCATCCGGCCGTAGGCGTACACCCCGAGCCGGTCGCCCCGCTCGGCGTACCGGGCGAACGGCGGGAACCGGTGCACCGGCACCTCGTCCACACCCCGGTCGTAGCGGTACTCATCGCGGGCGTGGACCACCTGGACCACCACCGCCGACACGGCGCCGGCCCGGTAGATCAGCTCGATGTGGCCCTGGTAGCCGACGATTCCCAGGATTTCCAGCCGGCCCTTGACCTTTCGCGGGGTGAGGTAGTACTGCTCGGTGCCGGGCTCCAGGCCGAGCCGGGCGGCGTCGAGCAGGGCTGCGAGGAACACGCCGGGGTTGTTGGCGGCGGCGGTCTCCAGCTCGAAACGCCCGTCCGAGCCGCGCTTGCCCCGTTTCAGCGCGCCCTGGGCCAGCCGCACCCATGTCTCGGCCTTGATGTGCGACGGGAGCACCTGGGCGAAGCTGGTGCTGTACTGCTTGATCAGCCCGGACGGGCTGTTGTCGCGCTGGGCAACGGCGTTGCTGACGGTCTCAGCGGGCATGGGTGAGCAACCTTCCTGGGTTTAGGCGGTCGGTGGTGGGCCAGTCGGTTTCGATGGCGGTCAGCTCGGCCTGGTCGGTGCCCTGGTCGAACACGCTGCGGGAGGCGACTAGCTTGCCGCCGCAGACGAGCCGGTGGTAGTGGCCGAGGTCGTGCCGGGCCCGGACCTCGAACCGGTCGCACAGGTCCTCGGCGCGCTTACGCAGGGCGCGGGCGCGGCGCCATCCGTCGGCGAACTCGGGCGTGGTCTCCACGTCGCCGGGTTCGATGCTCGGGTGCAGCCGTTTAAGCGCGGCGGTGGTGGCGGGGTGGCCGTCGTCGATGTCGGGCGGGTCGAGCCGGTTCAGCCGGTCCATGAACCGCCGGCCGTGCTCGACCATGACGGCGATGTCGGCGCGGTCGCGGCAGCCGGCGTAGGAGCGGAACCCGGACGGTCCGAGCACCCCGAGGTACCACTGGTCTACGCCGAGGACATGGCATTGCCACAGTGCCTGTGCGCGGTAGTAGACGGGGATGTCGTCGGTGCCGTCGTCGCCCCACCCGTCCCAGCTACCGGCCCACTTGCACTCCAGCACCGCCAGCGGCGGACCCAGCGACTGCGAGCAGGTCCAACAGTATGTACCTAGCGTCGGCCAACCGGTTTGAGTGCGGCCGTCGCCGCACTCAGCGCACGACGGATGCACCAGCCGGTCGGGGGTGGCGAGCATCCACGGTTGGTCGCCGTGGGCGTAGAGCCCGGCCGGGGCCAGCGCGAGGTTCTCGTGCGGGTCGCACCGGTCGGCCCACAGGTCGGCCACGGCCTGCTCCACGGCGGCGCCGATGCTCATCTCATCCGACTGCTCCGCACGCCAGTCGTTGACCTTGGACCAGTACATGCTGAACGGCGAGTCCCACTTGGAGATCCCGAGCACACTAGCTATTTCGCTGGCGGAGATGCCCGCGCGGCGCAGCCGATGCCACTCAGGGTTGGCGGGTACCGCCTGGTGGGGTGGCAGCAGCTCGACGGCGCTCACAGCGTCCTCCTGTCTGGTGGTACGTTGCTGGCGCCGATGCGCAGTGCGCGCACCAGCTCGCCGTGGGCGGTCGCGGTGGCGCGGCGCCACGTCCGGCCGTCGACCTGGTAGGGCGAGTACTGCTCGAACACCAGCCACCGCCAGCGGCGCCACACCCAACGGTCGCGCATGACGACCAGCCGCACACCTCTGTAGTCGCTGGTGCTGGTGGTGACCCGGCGGGCGGTCATGGCCGGCCCCGGGTGGACAGTGCGATGACCGCGCCCCGCCACGCCCGGGCGTGGCGCAGGTGTAGCTGCCGGCCGGTGTTGCACGCCGGGCGGGGGCCGCGGGTGATGTCGGGCGGGTCCTGGCAGACGGGGCAGCCGTCGGTGTGCCGGGCGCATGCGGCGGCGGCGAGGGCGAGCACCGCGGTGGCGCTCACGGTCAGCCGCCCACCTTCTCGAACTGGCTGGTGTGCATCCAATCGTCACCGAGCCCACCCGGGTCGCTGAACCGGAACGTCTCCGGGCCGAGCGGGCACTCCGGACCCTCGTCGCAGGTGCCGATCTCCAGCACCTCCACCACGATCGGGACGCCCTCCATCTGCACCGCGTCGCCGATCTCGAACTTGGCCATGTCGCTCTCCTCTGGTTGTGGTTACGGGAAGTTGGTCGGTACCGGCCAGCCGGCCGCTCACGGGAGCCTCCACGTCCGGGCGTGGCCGGCGAGCTGCACCGGCCGGCCGAGCCGGTGAGCCCACCACGTCGGGTCGAGCTGCACCGCCACCCGGCGGTTGTCGAGCCTGACCCGCCGCCAGTAGGCGGGGATCCGCACGGCCATGCTGTGCCGGCCGGGGGCGGGTAGCGGGTGGCCGGCGGCGTAGGCGGCTGGCCGCTGGTGCTGGTCGGCCTCACAGTCGCGGCCCTCCCACCAGGGCCGGCAGCGGGTGGAGCCGCAGCTGGGGTTGGGGCACCGGTCGTCTGCCGGCCACACCGGGCGGGTTGAGCGCCACGGCGGCAGCTCGACCGCCGGCGGGGTGTCGTAGTTGAGCAGTGCCGCGGCGGTGGCTAGCTCCCGCTGGTCGGCGCGGGCGGCGGCCCGCCATGCCCAGCCGGCTACTGCCCAGCGGGCCACGCGTAGGGGGCTGAGGATGAGGGTCAGGGTGGGGCGCCACGGCCGGGCCGCTGGTGCGTGGGTGGCGTCTTCGGTAGCCCGGCCCCGGACGCCGGACCACAGCCACAGTGCGGCAATGGCCGCGGTGGCCAGCATGACGATCAGCTTCTGGATCATCGACGTGCCCTTTCTTCGTTGGCTTCGCGAGTAACCCGCGTGGCGAATCGGCGGACGTGCCAGGTGGACAGCAGCGCCAGGGCAGCGATGATCGCGAGGTACACCGCGAGGGCGCCCCAGATGCCGAGATGCTGGAGTGCCACCAAGACGGCGGCTCCGGCGCCGGTGCCGGCGCTGAACCAGCGCCAGACCATCCGGTCCAGCTGCCGTTCGAACCAGGTCAGTTTCATGCGCATGCCTCCGATGTGGTGGTTGCGGCGGCGCGTTCCTTACGCTCCCGGCGGTTGCGGGCGCGGCGGGCGCGGTACAACGACTCGGCCATCTGACAGGCCGCGTCGACCGGCTCACCACGCTTACGGTGGCCACGCGCGCCGGTGGTCGTGCCGCAGTTGCTGCGCCGCAGCGACTCGTGATGGCACTCGTGGGAGCAGAACCGCTGGTCGGCGCGCCGCGGCGAGAACAGCCGGGGACACTGCTCACACAGCCGCATCTTCGTGCTGAGCTTCTCACGTAGTTGCCCGCCCCAGACCCCGTGTGTGGCGTGCTGGTCGTCGGCGTCCTGGCGGCATTCAGCCACTACCGGACAGCGGGCGCATACTGCCACCGCCTGGTCGACCTGGGCCTGCGCGGCAGCGGTCAGCTTCTCGCCGGGCAAAAAGAACAGCTCAGGATCTTCGTCGCGGCATGCGGCACGCGTTCGCCAGTCGACGGCGGGGTCCGTGCTCAGCAGGTCGGCCGAGATCCGGTCACGCAGTTGCATGTGCCACCGCCCCGTTGGCTGCTATCTCGCGGTCGAGCTGAGCCAGTTCGGCGGCGAGCCGGGCGCGTGCCTGTTCCCGCGTCTCCGCGCTGAGTGCGCACATGACGCGGACCGTCGGCGTTTCGTAGATCGGGCTGGTGGCGGTCAGGTAGCGGCTGCTGCCGAGCGGCCCCTCGGTGGTGGGCTCGGGAAGGCCGATGAATCCGGCGAGCCTGGTCACGGCGGCGGTGTCGTCACGCTCGCAGTGGAGGGTGAGCGTCGCGTCGACGACGCCGTACACGTGGCGCACGGCGGATGCGACGGTGGCGAGCCGGATGGCGATGTCGGTGCTGGTGGTCATCGTGGTCCCTTCGGGTGAGTGCCGGGCGACGCGGCGGCGCAGGGCGCAGGCACCGCGCCACCCGGCGGGTCCAGGTGGGTGGGCAGCCGCACGGGTGCCCGGCCGGTCCGGTAGGCCACGTGGCCGCGGCGGGCGGGTAGCTGGGTGCCACCGGCGCGGTGACGGCCGGCGGGGGGTCTCCGGTTGCCCGCCGCCGGCCGCCCGGCCCGCCCGGCTACAACCCGGGCGGGAGTGTGGGCGGCGCCCGCCGCCGCGCACCCAAGGACGGGGGCGGGCGCCGCGGCCCCGGCTGCTACCGCGTGCCAGCGGGAGCCGGGGCGTCCACCCGCCGGCAGGGGGCGCCGGAACGGGCGGAGCAGGGTGGTGGTGGCGAACACCGCGCCGAGTAGCGGCAGCGGACCGGCGGCGACCAGCAGCGCCAGCCCGGCGGCCACACCGGCGAGGATCGCGGCGGTGGCCAGGGTGGTGGTGGTGGCGGGGTGGGTGACCCACACGGCCACGTGGCGGCGGATCACGACGTGCCGTCCTCACCGGTGGCGCAGGCCCAGTGGACCTCTACCGCCACTGCGTTGTACGCCTGCCCGGCCCGGGCCTTACGCCGCGTCTCCGGGTTGTAGCCGGGGCCGAGCGCCACCAGTGCCGTGTAGTCGCCCGCGACGAACGGGGTACTGCACGCCGGGCATGGGCGGCCGACGCCCGGGTGGTCTGGGCTCTTGGGGCCGAACTTGCGGCTGGTGGCCATGGTCAGCTCCAGTTCCCGGTGAGCAGCACGACGCCAACCAGGGCGGCGACGAGCAGGAGGAAGGCGGCCGCGTCGCCGATGGTGGTGCCGCCACGGTCGGTGTCCAGCGCGGCGAGCACGGCGGCGCCGGCGGGGGTGATCTCGTAGACGGAGTAGCTGGTGCCGGGTACGCGTACGGCGCCGGTGCGGACTGATCCGCGGCGCCGCAGCGCGTCGATGGTTCCGCGCAGCCGGTAGGCGTGGGCGTAGCCATGGATGTACGGCCGGGCGGGGTGTCCCAGCTCGTCGCGGCGTAGGTCGCCGGCGGCGGCGGCGCGTAGTGCCCGGCGCATGGGTGGGGTGAGCTGGCGGGCGACCTGGGCGGGGTCTGGGGTGGTGGTCATCGGGACGGCTCCTCAAGATTCGTCCGCAGCGGTTTGCGGGGTCCGCCGTTCTGGTGGTCAGGTGGCAGGTCGCCCCGCTCGGTGTGCCAGTCGCCTTCGGCGTGGCGGGGGTCGTCGCGGCGGCGGCCCAGCGGCCCGGACTCGTGGCGGTGCCGGGCGAGTGCCAGCGGGATGAGCAGCGGCAGCAGCAGCAGCCGCCGTAGGCAGCCCCGGGGTGGCTTACCGCCGGCGGCGGCGCGGCCGTGGTTGTGGCCGGTGGCGTAGAGCCGCCCGTCGCGGTAGCCACGGCGGTAGTCGGGGTGGTCCTTGCGGGACCGGTCGCGCCTCATCGCGCACCTGCCAGACGCTCGCGGGCTTTGCGGATTCGGCTGCACGCTCGGCACCACCGGCGTCCGCTGCAGGTCACGCCCAGGTTGGCGCCGGACAACGGGTGGCCGCGCTTACAGTTGGCGCGCTTGTTCGTAACGCCCCTGTACCGCTGGCCCCGCATCGACGGCGGCAGCGGCAGATAGCCGTGCCGGCCGAGGCGGAACCGGATCGCCCCGTGCGTAACGCCGAGCTGCTTGGCGATCATGTAGACAGACACCCCACGGCTGCGCGCCGCGGCTAGTTCCGCGGCGAGCCGCGTCGACAGGTGCCGCAGCGGATCGTCGGCCGGGGTCGCCCCGTTGACCGCACTGACGGCCTGGTGCATTCGCCGGAACCGGTTCACTTCCTGTCTGCTCAGCGTGGGTGGAGACGTCGGCGGAGGTGTGCCCGGCGGCTGGGGGTCGGGCCTGTGCGGCGGCGGCGGGATGTCGACACCGTGGGCGTGCCCGGTTGCGCCGTTGGCGAGTTGCCGGACCCGTTCGCGGCTAACCCCGAGCGGCTGGGCGAGGGCCACGTAGGTCCAGCCCTCCTGTGCTGCTAGGCACAGGGCCATCGGCAGCCGCGGGTCCCGGTTGTGCCGCAGCAGCCGGAGCGTGACCGCGAAGCTGTCGGGGACTACCTGGTGGACGGCGTTGACCGGTCGGACCGGGGTTCGACGCAGGGTGCTCCTGATGCTCACCGCGACCACCTCGGTCCGTCGGGTCCGCCCGGGTGGTGTGTGGGGCGCGGCCAGCCGTCGTACGGGTCCGGGGTGGTCATGACTCACCGCCGATGGTGTCGATGACTACTGCCGTGGCCAGGAGCAGCCCGGCGGCGAGCAGCGTCCAGCCGGCCAGCGACCAGCCGATCAGCGCGGCGGTCATGACCCACCACCCACGATGTCGATCAGCGTCGCGGCGGCCAGGAACGCGGCGATGGCGATGAGCCACAGCGCCACGGCGATCAGGGCGGCGGACAGCCAGCGGCTCATCGCTGGCCCCCCGCCGGCCGCGGCTCCGCCTCGCTCGGGGTGCGGCCGATGACGACCCACAGCACCCGCGCACGGCTCGACGGATAGTCCCGGCGCCGTGCGCAGTCGGCCAGCTCCTCGTAGGTCATGCCGACCTCACCCAGCGCACGGCGCTTCGCTAGCCGCCACTGGGTGCCGGTCATGTGGAGCATCAGCTCAGACACGGTCGCCTCCGGCCTGACGCTCCCCGTCCAGCCGGGGCCGCTGGGAGCTGTGCAGATAGCCGGGGTTGCCCGGGCGGTCGATCCAGTAGGCGCCTGGTCCGTCTTCCCATACGTCGGCGCCGTCTAGGGTGCCGATCCGCCGCGGGTAGGTGTCGGCGCGCAGCTGGGTCAGCGCTGCCTTGATCGCGTTCTGTAGCTCGACCAGCGAGCCGGCGCGTTCGGCCGCGTCCTGGACCCGTCCGGCGAAGCCGGCGTAGGCAATCAGTTCCTGATGGGGGGTCATCGCTGGCCCCCCGCCGGCTCGGTCGCCGGACTGGCCGGGGCGTTCTCGAACCAGCTACGGATCGCCTCGTGTGAGACCTCAACCTGGGTCGCTTCGACCAGCTCAGCGGCGATCGCGCGCCAGCCCACATCCTTGGCCCGACGCTCGGCCACGTAGGAGGCGAGGCTGCCGTCTAGGTGGCGCTCAAGCTGTCGGTAAAGCCGGGTAGTTCCTTCTCGCATAGCCAGAAGCTTGACATGGTGAAGCTAGTTTGTCCACGGGCCACCATCACCCGAACGGGCAAAGGTTTGACGCCGTGAAGCCAGTAGGGCTTGTCATGGGTACCTACGCCATGTCAAACTCCTGACGTGGAATCGACAGAAGTAACGCCACACGAAACCGGACGGACCATCCCCAGCGACACCTTCCGAGCCAGGCTCATACTCGCCCGGCTGCACGCTGGTGACCTGACCATCCGCGAAGCGGCGGCGAGATGCGGCCTCAACTACGGCTCGTGGTCGAACTGGGAACGCGGGATGAAGCCGCGCGACCTGATCGACGCGGCGGAGAAGATCAGCGAGGGGCTGGGGGTCGACCTGCTATGGCTGCTACGCGGTGGCCAGCTGGCAACCGAGCGCCGACACCCGCGCGACCTTAATCATCGTTCCGGGACGCTGACCGAAAGTATGAGCCCCCGCGCCAACACCCACCCCGCCGGCTCAGCCGTACGGACCACGCCAGCATCCACCACCCGGACAACCCGCCGGCCCACCGCCACCACCGCAACCGGCCGGACGCGCAGACCCGCATGGCAGCACGGATGACACCCGCCCGGGTGGCCACCACACCCCCGGTCCGACCCGGCACACCCGGCCCGGCCGAGCGTCCAGGCATGGACGACACCCCCCACATCAGCGCCTGGCTGGACCACCTGGCAGCCGTCGGCCACCCGCAGACCACCCGCGACACGTACCGGTGCGTGCTCACCCGCGCCAGCCGGGAGCTGCCCCGCGGCCTCGGCCAGGCGCTGCCGGAGGAGCTGGTCGCCTGGCTCGGCACCCACCGCTCCCTGGCCACCCGCGCCGCCTACCGCGCCGCGCTGACCAGCTTCTACCGGTGGGTGTGCTCAACGCGGCGGCTCCGCGGCGACAACCCTGCCGCCGACCTGCCGAGGATAAAGCGGCCGCGCCGGCTGCCCCGGCCGGTCGAGCATCACGAGCTCGCGCTGATCCTGGACCGGGCGGCCGAGCCGGTCAGGACGTGGGCGGTCATCGCCGCCTACTCCGGCGCGCGGTGTTGCGAGATCGCCCGGCTGGACCGGTCCGACGTCACGGAGCAGAGCACCCGGCTGCACGGCAAGGGCGACCGGCAGCGCAGCGTGCCCACCCACCCGGCGGTGTGGGCGGCGGTGACCAAGCTGCCGGCCGGGCTGGTCGCCGCCGGGCGGACGCCGTGGCAGGTGTCCCACGCGGGCGCCGGCGAGTTCCGCCGGCTGGGGGTGGCCGGCGGGTTGCACCGGCTGAGGCACTGGTACGGCACGCACGTCCAGGCGGCGGTGCGGGATCTGAGGGTGACGCAGGAGCTGCTGGGCCATGCGTCTCCGGCGACGACGGCGGTGTACACGTCGGTGTCCGACGCGGCGATGCGCGCGGCGGTGCTGGCGCTGCCACCGCCGGGGCAATAAGCGGCTGTAGCAAGGTCGGACAAAAAGGGATAAAAACACCAGCGCTCTCCCCGCAATTGAGGGGAGAGCGCTATCCGAAATGTCCGAGAGGTATGGACCTGGCGAGACGCCCCCCGGCGCTCGCCGGTTTTCCGTCTACGCCGCCCACCTCGGCCGCCAGCGGACCAGCTCGTCCGCGGCCACCAGCCGCGGCAACCGCCCCGCCGGCAACACCGACCGGGACGTCACCAGACCAACATCGGCCGCGCCGTCCGCGCACACCCGCACCAGATCCGGCCACCGCCACACCACATGCTCCACCGTCCAACCGCGGCCCTGCGCCACCTCGGTCAAGTGCCGGATGATCCGGTCCAGCTCCCGGTGCTGCGGCACGTAGAGCGCTGCCCGCATGGCGACGCCTCCCCCTCTCCCGCCACCACAGTGATCGCAGGAGGGGCGCGCGTGGGGGTCATCCGGACGGCTCGGCCGGCTGTCGGGTTCCGGACTGGCCGCCCCTATGTAGAGACCCTGGTACAGTGAGTTCGTGCAAGTGACTGTAGCCACGGCGAAGGTCCTGGTCGCGTTCCTGGACACGCAGCCCCGGTACGGCCTGGAGCTGATGCGGGAGACCGGTCTGCAATCCGGGACGCTGTACCCGATCCTGGCCCGGCTGGAGCGCGCCGGCTGGGTCGACTCCGCCGCGGAGGACGTGGCGCCGCAGTCCGTCCGCCGGCCGCGCCGCCGCTACTACCGGCTGACCGGGAAGGGCGACGCAGCCGCCCGCCTTTGCAGAGCCGCCCTCGCCCTTTAGGGCCGCCACTCCGGCTGTGCAGCTCATCCTGGTCATCACGCCAAGAGCAGACGGCGCACCCGGGCGGGTCGCCGGGGCCGCGGTACTCAAGCAGGTGATGCAGCGCCACGATCCGCCGATCGGCAGCCACCCGGCGCAGCACCCGCGCCGGGTCGTGGCGGGCCATGTGCAGGGCCGCGTTACGCGGTGCCAGCGCCAAGCCGTCCAGGTCCCCACCCGCTACCTGGACCACGCCGGTTGACGGCACGTCCCAATCTCGGTAGCCGTCGCCCTGGCAAGCGGCCAGCGCATCGAACTCATCCTCGGCTAGCCGGGCGAGCACAAACTCCACCAGCGTCATGGCTCACTCCGATCAAGATCGTTGGTAGCGGATCTTCCTGAAGTCCAGGATTGCCCGATGCTGGTCCGCGGCACCGCGCCATGGATTCGCCAAGTAAGAGGACAGCGCCGGCGCCTGCCAGCCCCTCCCGATGTTGCTGTTACAGGTGCCGCACAGCAGACCGCGCACCGCCCATCGACCCAGCCGTTCGTCGTGATCTATGAACAGGCGCCGATGGGCGGTCTCCGGCCCGCGTGCCCGGCAGATCTCGCAGCGGTCGCCGGCGCGCGCGATGAGTTCGTCGAACTCGGCGCAGTCCATGCGGTAGTACCTGTGCTTGCACGTACCGTGCGTTTCTTGGGTCACCGCCCTTCGCGACACTACGTCTCCTCCCGCTCGACCACGCGGGTCAGGTCACCGTGCCGCCGGATGTACGCCCGCAGCGCCCGCACCACCACCGCAGTGAGGGTCTCCCCCTCCACTCCGGCAGCCGCCCGGGCGCGGGCAATCTCCAGCGCCGGGTACCACAGCTCATTCGGAATGCGCATGGCGTGTAGGCGGGTACCCGGGTAGGGCGGGTCGGGGGGAGTGGCCATCTTCCCAGCGTAGCTACGTACCGTCCGTGCAACGTCGGCCGTACGTAGCTACATGACTGGCCGAAAGTATGACCTCTCAGGCTTGTGAGTAGCTACATAGTCAGCTAAGCTGTAGATACAAGAGCAAAGAGGTCCCCGGCCAAATGAGAACAGCGGCCACCGCGATTAGAACCGCCCAGGGACGAAGGAGGACCTGCAGCCTCCTAGCTGGCGCGGCTGACCCGTCACGCGGCGATGTGCTCCCCGGACTGGCTCAGCGGGAACCGGGGATAGGCCGAAGTCGCCCCCATCAATGAGCCCTACACCCGCGCCAGCTAGGAGGATGCAGGACGCAGGGACCTGCAGCCTCCAGCACAGCCAGCGCCCAGCGAACCCGGGTAACCGGGGGAAGCCGCGCGGCACGGCAAGGTCACGGTCTGGGCGTGGCCGCTAGTCGTAGCCGCTATACCCGCCCCGCTTGCGGAACACGCGGATGAAAAAGCAGCGTCGCTGGCTGTGCCGGTGGAGGCAGGACCGAGAGGGGATGGGAACGCTATGAAGATCTACACGCTGTTCTGCAACAGCGGCTATCTCGGGGCGTTCCGGGAGCGTGAGGCTGCGCAGGCCGCCGCCCGGAAGCGGGCCGAGTACCGCGACGAGCCGTACCCCGACGAGGCTGTGACCTGGGAGGAGGACGCGACACCGGGCCGTAAGACCCGCTGGATCATGAGCGTCGGTGGCAGCTGGAGCGGCTACCACGTGACCGAGGACCAGCTCCGCTGACCGGCCGTCGGCCACACTGACACCCACCACCCACCACCCACTACCACCACCGAAAGGGATGATCTTGATGAACGCCACCACCACCCAGACCGCCAAGGATCTTCGTGACCGGCTCGACGCCGGGCTGGTGGTCCTGATGGTCCACCCCGGCAGGCCCGAGCTGGGCTGGCGCCGGTACTCCAGGCACCCAGACAGCGGCTACCTGCTGATCGCCGAGCGCGGCGACGGGTGGGGTGAGCAGCTCGGCCCGCGGGAGGTCCACGGGGCGCTGCTGGGTGACCTGCTGGACCACTGGATCTTGTCCGTGTCCACTGACCACCAGGAAGGATGATCTTGATGCGTACGTACTGGTCCGAGACGCTACAGCGCCACGTCACCATCCCCGACGACACTGAGGAGACCACCATGACCCAGAGCCCCGAGTCCGCCAGCACCCCGATCAGCATGGGCGGCTGGAAGTACAACCCGAACGACGCGCAGGACGTCGCCGACTTCGAGCACCACGGCGCCGGCGAGCTCGTCGGCCTGGAGCGCAACCGCGGCCTCGACTTCACCGACCACCCCGCCCGGCAGGACCACGGCACGCTGACCGACTACACCACCGGCGAGGCGATCCGCCCGGCCACCGCCGCCGAGCACGCCCAGTCGCTGGCGGCCGGCGAGACCGGCGCCTACGCCGATGACGAGCTGGGCACCGTGTTCGTGGCCGGCGGGCCGGAGATCATGAGCACCTACCGCGACGTGGACAGTGGTGTCGAGTATGAGGCGCCGGACCTGGACACGCTTGCCCGGCAGATCGCCGGCCCGCAGGCCGAATGGCAGGAGGCGCGGCAGGTTGTGCTCCGTGGCCCTAGCCACCCAACCGTGTACATGATCACCGGACCCGACCCGCTTGGTGGGCCGTTCCGGGTTGCGGTGGCCCACGTACAGCAGATCACGCCGGAGTCCTGACGCTGCCCGGTCCTCACCCGCTCCGGCGGGCGGGGGCCGAGTGGTGGAGCAGACCCACCACCCGACCAGAGAGCAGGATCCCATGACCTACCCACTCACACCCACAGCACCCACCATGCCCACCGCACCCATCCAGCCGGTCCAGCCGGTACGGCGCAGGCCCCCCGCGTGGCTAGTGGTCGGCTTCACCGGCCTGGCCAGCCTGCTCATCGGGATCGGCATCGGCGGCAGCGGCGACGCCACCGCCCCCGCGGCCACCAGCCCGCCGCCCGCAGCGGTCGTTACCGTCGCCGCCGCGTGCCTGGACGCGCTGGACGACGCTGAGGAGCTGATGGCGATCACCAGCGAGTTCGCCGGCATCGTCGAGGACCTGCCGATGATGGTCTACGAGGCGGCCCAGGCCGGCGCGACGTACGACACCGCGGCCATCGATGGACTGACCGTACGGCTGGAGGAGATCACGGTGGAGGTGGAGGGGCTGACCGCGCGGGTCAGTTCGTCCGGGTACCGCGACCAGGCGGCCCAGTGCCGCGACGCGGCCGGCGAGTAACCCGAACCGGCCCCGACCCAACCGACCAGAGGAGCAGACATGATCACGATCAGCGGATACAACCCGGATGGCGGTTTCGCGATGGACCCGCCGGACCAGCCGTGGTTCACCCCCGCACCAGCGGCACCAGCCGGTGGAACGTATGAGGACCGGGCGGCTCACCGGTACATGCAGCAGCGCCAGGGCGACCTGGCGCACCGGCACGAGTACGAGATGTGGGCGCGTCGGCACGGCCACCTGCAGGGCGTCACCCGCGGGTGTCCGTGCGGGTGCGACTAGGACACGACGGAGGGGAGCCCTCCCGGGCCACCAAGTCCGGGAGGGCTCCCACTCACCCACCACCCGCCGCGCTCCGCCAGCGCAGCCAGTTATGCCATTCGGTCAGGGGCGGAAATCACCCTTGTCCGCGTTCGGGTTCTTCGGATCCTCCGCGTTGCTGTCGTTGCCGCCGCCGTTCCGGCATACCCACCCGCCCTCGGGAGGGTTCACCGCCTCCTGCCCGGGTGGGCACTCGATCGGCGCGGCGTGCGCCGGGCTGGCGCCGGCGCTGACGCCGGCGGCGACCAGCGCCGCGATGATGATCAACTTTCGCATGTTGCTCTCCTCTACCTCGGTCCTATTGTCCCGCGGCCCCGCTCGCGCTTGCGCCGGTAGGCCAGCCAGAAGTGGGCGCCCAGCCAGAGGCTGAGCGCGCCGATCAGCGCCGCGGTCACCTCGCCGGGGATGTGCCGGACTATCAGCGTGGTCCACGGTTCGGTGTCGGCTGAGCTGTCGCACGCGGCCAGGATCTCCATGCCGATGACCAGCCCGGTGAGGCCTAGGAACGCGATCCGCCAACGGGTGGCCGGGCTCATCAGCGCTCCCGCGTGAACGTCACTTCGCACCAGCCGTCAGCGGTCGAGACCGCCTCGAACTTCGGCCAGCCGTGCTTCATCCCGATCAGCTCCAGCTGGGGCACCAGCGCGGCATGCACCATCGGATACCGCAGTGTGACGGCCGGGCCGGACGCCGCCACCTGTAGGGCCTGGTCGATCGCGCCAGCTTGCCAGCCGGCCGCGAACGCCGAATCGTCGTACGGGCCGCCCTTGGACTGGCAGACCACGAACGGCATGACCAGCTCCATACCGCCGCCGTCATCGTTGGGCTGGTAGTCGGTCGGCTCGCTCACCGCTGGGCCTCCTGACGCGCCGCCCGGTCCGCCATGCCCCGCAGCTCGTGCGCGGTCAACGCGGGCAGCGCCGGCTCGTTGGCCGGCGCCAGATAGGTGGACAGCGACGCGGTGACCAGCACCATCAGCCCGGCCACCTCCGGCTCCAGCTCCAGCCCGAACAGCCGCGCCACGCCCACCACCGCGCCGCCGGTCAGCCCGCCCAGGATCGCCGCGAACAGCTTGCGTATCCGCCTCATGTCCTCTACCTCTCATCTCTGCGACAGGTACCAGGCGATGGCGGCCACCGCACCGGCCACCGCTGCCAGCGCACCGAACACGGTTGCCAGCCGGGCGACCGGGGACCAACGTTGGTCGCCCCGCTCGCGGCGCGCCGCCTCAGCCTTCTCCAGCGCCGCAGCGGTCGTGATCACCGTCGCGGCGTCGGCGACCGACTGATCGGCCATGCGCTGCATCGCCAGCCGGGTCGCGTGCAGCTCGGAAAAGATCTTCTCCAGCGAGCCATTGATGGCGGCGAAATGCCGATCGTGCGAGTCCAGCCGCTCGGCGATCCCGCCGGCCAGGTGGCCCCGCCGGTAGTCGTCGTCAGCCGCGCTCATGCCTACCCCCATGCTCAGGCCGGCGCCGGGGCCAGCCGCCGGCCGATCTCGTCCACCACCGCGGCCGCGTCCCGCTCGCCGCTGGTGGCCTGCCGCACCAGCTCCGCCAGCTCCGCCCGCTCCGCCGCCGCCGCCCGCTCGGCCACCTCCCGCGCCGTGTCCATCTCCGCCAGCCGGATGCTGACCTCAAGGTGGTGTTGGTCGATCCTGGCCAACACGGCCAGCGCGTCGCCGCCGGTGACCGCGGCCAGCACCGCCTCCAGCAGCTCCCGGTCCCGGATCTGACCCGGCGCCGAGCCGTCGTGGACCTGCCTCAGCAGCGTCCCGTAGCTCGCGCCGGCGGTCGGGTTCTCACGCTGCCACACGTCGGCCGCGGCCCGCGCCCGGCCGATCGGTGACGCGGCCATCGCCGCGTAGCCCTGCAATCCGGCGGCGGTCCGCGACCAGTTGTCGGGCAGGGTGTCGTCGGCGAGGGCGGTGATCTGGGCTCCGCTGCCGTCGCGGTTCAGGCTCTCACTCCACATGCTGTCTCCCTCGATCAGCGTGGCGACCCGGCCACGGAAGGCGGCCATGCCGAATGTCGGGTCGCTCTTGTCTCCGGGCTGGTGCTCCTTGTGCCCGACCAGCCGGCCAGCCGACCAGCTCAGTCGGCGGCAGATCGCCGCCCAGCCGCGGGCGTACGCCTCGTACTGCACAGCCGGCCACGGCTCCGGCGGCTCCCCTGGCCGGTTGTTGTTGTTACACGCTTCCACCCCGAGCAGGTTGGTGTTGCCGAGCCCGGCGGCTGGGCCGGCCCAGCCGGTCAGGGCGGTGTTGCACCGGCCCGACGCGAGCACATGCCACCGGCCCGTCCGGTCGACGCAGCAGTTGGCGATCGGCCCGGCCAGCGTCGAGTGGCCGTCGCGGACAATCCGCACCTGATCCTCATCAGCCTGGCTGGCCGGTGCGGCGGTGGCGTGGACGATCCCGTACTGGGGCGCCCACGGCTCCCACCCGCGGGTCTGCCAACCGATGTGAGGAACCACCTGCAAGCCGGCGTCGACGAGCACGTCGACCAACCACAGAGCACGCATCGCTCACCCGCTCAGGTAGTCGGCGTACAGATACGCCGGGTTGATGGCGCCGGCGTCGACCCGGCCGGTTCCGGTACCCGACTCCCGCTCGCCGGTCAACACGAACGTCTTCGCGGCGGTGCCCGGAGCTGTCCACTCGGTCTCCGCGTGCACCCGCACACCGGCGCCGTCCTGGACCACCACCCGGGATGAGTGGATCGTGGTCCCCGTCACGCTGTCCTCCCGGATGCGCACGAACTCGACGTCCCCGTCGACAGACGACCCGTACGAGGCGTCAACGACGAGCTTGTACGTCCGGCCGCCCACCGCTGGCACCACCAGCGTCATCGCGACCGTCTCGGTGGTGGTCCACCCGGCCGAGTCCGAGGTGGCGGTGCTCGTGGCGATCCGCTGACCCGGGATGCGTCCGTCCACATAGAGTGTGCCGGCCATGCTACCCCCAGGGTCCTATCACGGTCTGGTGCCACATCTCCACCGGCGCGGCGGTGGCGTGCGCCTTGACGATGCCGTTCACTGAGCGGACCACGGTCAGCGTCTGGGTGCGGTTCGGGAAGGCTCCGCTGGCCGCACCCGCGGCGGTCACGGTCATCCGCTCCCCGCCGATCTTGATGTCGTAGTCGACGCCCTCGTGGACCCAGTCATCGCCGGCGCCACAGTCGATGTCGACGCCGGTCTCGGTGGTGTCCAACGCCTCGCCCAGCGTGGTCGAGTCCGAGCCGGTGATGCCGTAGGTCTGGTCGCCGATGACGGCGACCAGGAACGGCCGGGCGGCGGTGGTGTGCAGATCGATCAGCCACTCATCCACGGTGATCGTCTCGGTGATGCCGAGGACGATCTGCTCTATCTGCTCGGCGGGCATGCCGGCCGGTGGGTTGGCGATGACGATCAGCGCGCCCTCGGTCAGTGCCTGGACGGCGGCGAGCAGCGCCGCCCCGTCCGCCCGCAGCGAAAGCGAGCGCATGTTGATGCGGATGGTCGGGTACCGGTCCTCATCCCAGGTGCCGTGCCACGCCCACCAGCCGGACACGGACGCCAGCTGCACGTCGGACGCCACCTCGAACAGCTCCCGCTTCGCCACCCGCCCGGCGCTGGTGACCCCGCGCGGGCCGGTGGTGATGACCGTCCGGTGCTCCCCACCGTCCGGCCGGCCGGCGGTCACGTCGTTCGCCAACCCGAAATCATCCGGCGTCACTTCGAACGGCGGCGAGACATGGGCCTCAGCCCAGTCCAGCGTCAGGTCCGCCGTACGTGGCAGGTAGAGGGACGTCAACGCGTTGAAGTGCAGCCCGGCCGCGGCCTGCTGCTCCACCAGGATCGGCGCGCGGCTGCCGGCCGCCTCAACCTTCGCGCACTCGCCCAGCACGCCCAGGAACTCCCCCGGCTGCTGCGGACCCATCATCGCCGACTCCGGAGCCGTACCGACCGAGACCCCGGAGACCGCCAACGTCACCGGCAGCGTGTTGGTGATGCCAGCGGTCAGCGACGTCCGCACGCCGACCGCGCCGGCCGCCAGCAGTGACGAGTCGACCGCCTCCCCCGACCAGTTGGACGGCTGGGGACCGGCCGCGTCCCAAAGCTTCATCCGCAGCACGCTGCCGCGGCCCTGTGCCCGGATGGCGATCACCGTCGTGTCGTCATACGCGACGCTGCCGTCCACGCCGGTCAGCGCCAGCAGGGTGGCGATGCCGCCCACCGTGGCCGAGATGGACCCTGAGACCGTGCCGCCGGTGAAGAACCGTCCCGAGAAGCTGTACCGGTTGTTCGCGTCGAGCGCCCTGGCCACGATCGCAGCGAACATCAGGTCACCGGGACCGCCGGTGAGCACGTCGGCGACCCGGACCAGGACCGTCTTGTCGAAGTCCTGCACGGACACGGCCAGGATGCACTCCCGGCCCGACTCCAGGGTGTCGACGTCGATCGTCGCCTCACCGGGGCTGACCGCGTAGTCGGCCGCGTCGCCGCCGGACGTGGTCCAGCCGGTGCCCCAGCCGGATGACTCCGTGCGGTCAAACGTGTCCACGGCCACCCGCGCGCCGAAGGTCAGGCTCAGCCCTTCGTCCAGGCACAGCCGCTCCGTGCGGTCCAGCGCCGTCTCACCGGCCCAGCCCTCAATCGGGGAGACGACCCCCGGGGCTAGATCAAACGTCGGCTGGATCAGCTTGAAGTGGTTCGGGTCGGACGCAACCGCCATGTGGCCCAACCCAACCGGATCCTTGCCGGACGGGGACGCGAACAGCGGCCGGGGACGGATGCGGGTGACCCGGCCGACCGGGGCGCCGGAGGCGAACGCCTCCCAACTCCCGCGCGCCAGCAGCTCAACGATCTGGGTGCCGGGCGAGTCCGGGTCGTTGTAGACCACCACCCCGCCTAGCTGCCATTCGCCGTCGTCTACGTTGGCCGCTGTGCTGGTGTGGGTGACACCGGTGGCGCCATCGTTGTCCGTGACCACCTGCAGCTTGCCACCTGAGCTGATCTTGAGCGACCAGTCGGTATCCTCCCCGTCCGTCTTCCACTCGCACAGCCAGCACTCACCGGAGCCGGCTGGCGCGCGGAACACGACGTACACCGCCCATGGTGGCCCGTGCGGGGCGACCGAGCCGCCCGTCCCCCACCCGAAGTAGCCGCTGACCGGCCACTCGGGCAGCGGGTCCGAACCTAGCAGGGTCGCGTCCTGGGCGAACTCGGGCCGCGGCGCCACGTAGGCGATCCCGGTCTGGCTGGGCACCAGGTTGGTGGTCCGGCGGGTGTCCGTCCCGTCCTCCAGCGGCAGGTAGGCGTGCAGCCGCTCTCTCATGGCCAGGAAGTAGCGGCGCAGCGCCGACTGGACCGGCGAGCTCGCCACCCCCAGCCGGCGCAGCACCCCGGCGGCCTGCAAAGGCACCCACCGGTCACGCTCAGACACGTCCCACCGCGGCGGCCAGGACGCCACCTCCTGCACCGTGCGCACCGTCGGCGTGTCCCCGACCAGCCCGGCCGACAGCCGCACCGGCGTGTTCGGCCCGATCAGCCCGAACAGGTCGGACAGCGGGTTACGCGTGGCGTACCGGTTGCTGACCGCCGGGTTGACGTTGCTCTCGCCGTTCCACAAGGTCAGTCCGAGCGAGCCGGCGTCGGCCGAACCGCCCTCGTTGGCGATCCCGCGGGTGGTCTGGGCCGGGTCCTCCTCCTTGGTGTCGGCGGTGATGTCATGCCACTGCCCGCCGTAGAAGATCTCGACGGTCCGTGTGGTCAGCTCGGCCATCACGCCACCGCCGGAACGGGACGCCCGAGCGCAGGCGTGCCCCGCACGGTGAACTGCATGTCGATCCGCGCCGGGTCGTCACCCAGCTCAATCCCCCGGCCCAGCGCGGCCACCCGAACGGGCCACACATCCATCGGGTTGTCCGCCACATCCCCGCCATACAGGTACAGCACGTGACCTTTCGTACCCTCCGGCAGGGCCGCGGAGACATCCCCACCGGTCCGGTCGCCGTAGAACACCAGCCGGGAATCATCCACGAACAGCGACCCGTGCAGCTGCACTTCGAAGTCGTCGCGGTACGCCTGGCCGGAGCGGACGCGGCGGCGCACGTGCCATCCGACCACCGTGGCGACCTGGCCGGTCAGGTCGATACCGGCGTCGACCTCCGCGCGGGTCGGCCACGCCAGAACGGCGATCGACTCCACCCAGTAGATCCGGGTTTGCCCGGCGGCGATGTAGCGGGTGGTGGCCGCGAGCGGTGTCGGACTCACGCCACACCTCCTAGATCGATTCGCCGGGCTGGACCGGTGGCCGTACCATCCGGGGCATGACCACCACGCAGAGTCCCACCACCACCACCGCCAACCCGTGGATGACCATGGGCTGGTTCCTCGCCGTCGCCGCCCTGATCGGCGGGGTGATCGCCGTGGCCACTGCCGCGGACCCCGACTCCACCGGCTACAGCCCGGTGTGGGCAAACCTCGGGATGGCGTTCGTGATCGTCGGCGGGTCGCTGGCGGCCGGGCTGCTCGCCGCGGGTGCGGTCAACTGGCAGCTTCGCCAGCGGGACTAACGCCCGCGGACGTCGCTGCGGAATGAGTCGCTGACCAGCATCTTGTGCCGGACTGCCCAGGTCACCAGGTCCGCCAGCCGGGAGTCGGCATGGGGTCCACCGTCGAAACGGATGGTGATCTCCCGTTCTCCACCCGCGCCGCCGACCGGCCAGCGGCCGGTCGCGTTGAGTGCCAGCAGCGCGGCCCGGTTCGCCTGAGCGACCGGCTGCCGGACCACAAACTCGCGGTTCGTGAGCATCGCCGGCACCCGGTCGGCGCCCTCCGGGCCGTGAACCTCGCCACCGTGCTGGAAGCCGACCCGCTGAGAGCCGACCGGCGCTGTGATCGACTGGTGTATGTCTATGTCGACCCGGCGGGGAATCCGGTCCAGCGCGAACTTCAGGTTGCGGGCGTTGCGTTCGGCCGCGGTCAGGCCCGGCGTGCGGATCGACGTCGACACGGCGCTCGGGATCTGGTCGTACGCCTCGGCGTAGCGCTCGATCGCCTTCTCGCTGAACCCGGCCTGGCGCATCTGCTCGACGAACTTACGGCGCAACTTCTCCGTCTCCGTGGTCAACTCATCAGCGCCGACGCCAGCCTCAGCCATCGTGGAAATGACATCCAGGTGTGACCGGATCAACGCCCGCACGTTGTCCCGGTTGGACAGCGCGGCCTCGCCGTTGCCGTCCAGCTTCGCCCCGTTTTCGGCAGCCTCCTCGGTCAGCCGCCGCATCGCGTTGGCCGCGGCGTCCTGAGCCTCCTCGACGTCGAACAGGCCGACGAACAGGGCATCGAGCGCCTCGTCTAGCTCCTTGATGCCCTCCGCCAGATCCCCGGCGGTTTCGGCGGTCACCTCAAACGCGCCCACCAGCCGCTGCTCCTGCTCGGTCAGCTCCCGGGCACTGTCGGCACCCTCACCCCGGGCCTGGTTCAGCAGCTCGTGCAGCTTCTGAGCGTCGCCGACCCGGGCGCCCTCATCCTGGACAACCTCGATGATCTCCTCGATGGCGCGCCGCTGGGAGTCAGCCGCAGCCCGGGCCTTGCCCCGCTCAGAGCTGGCCAGGCCGATCCCCTCGCCCAGCTCCTCCTCGTGACGCTTGGCAGCCTCAAGCCGCTGGTTCAGGAAGTCGAGAGCGGCCGCCTCGCCGAGTGCCGCGTCGACGGCCACGTCCATCCCGACGTTCGCCCGCTCCAGGTTCTGAGTGAAGTCGTTCAGCTCACGCCCCGACACGCTGAACACGCCGGTGGCCTTACGGTTCGCGAGCTCGTTGGCCAACCAGACCCGAGTGTTGTCGGTGACTGCCCCGGTCTGGTCGTCCAGCGTGGTCGACAGGTCCTTGACCTTCGCCCGGGCGTTGGCCTGACTGACCGCGTAGGCACTCAACGCGGTGACCGCCACCCCCAGCGCGATACCCCACGGCCCGGCCAGGAACGACGTCACCCCACCGGACACGGACCGGAAGGCACCGACCGCGACCGCGGCCCGGCCGCCGCTGGCGGCGATCTGGTCCATGGCCTGACGGAACTGGTGAATCTTCGGCACGGCTATCAACGCCGTGCCGCCTGCCAGCAGCAACCCGGCGGTCAGCAGCGCGAGCACCGCCAGCATGGTCCGTAGTGGCCCCGGCAGGCCGCCGATGACCCCAGCCAGCGCAGCGGTTTTGTCCGCCGCTGCGCCGACCGCCGGCAGGAACGTCTGGCCCATGCTGATCGCGAAGTCTTGGACCTGGTTGCGTGCGATGGCCAGCCGAGCCTCAACGGTGCCGTACCGGCGCTCGGCCTCCTCAGTCAGTGCCGTGTTCTCCTGCCAGGCCTGGGATCCGGTCTTAAGCGAGCGGGTGAGCAGGTCACCCGAGCCGGACAGCCGGCGCAGCGCGTCCGAGACCCGGATCTCGGTCAGCCCCAGCTGGGCCAGCACCGCGTTGACGTCGCCGCCTTCGGCCTGGATACGGCCGAGCCCGGTCACGAAGCTGGCGATCGCGCCGGCCGCGTCCTGCTGGTAGGCCCGGACGAACTGCTCCGCGGTCATCCCGGCCGTGCGGGCAAACACATCCAGGGCGTCACCGCCGGCCCGCACCGCGGAGTCGATTTCCAGGAACACGCGGCTGACCGCGGTACCGCCGGCTTGGGCCGGAATACCCACGCTGGACAGCGCCGCCGCGAAGCTGAGGACGTCGGCCTCAGTCAGGCCGATCTGGTTACCGGCGCCGGCAAGCCGCAGCGCCATGCTCACGATCTCAGCCTCGGTGGTCGCCGACTTGTTACCCAGGTCCACGATCGTCGACCCGAGCCGGTCAACATCCTCCGGCGCGGTCGCCATGATGTTCATCATTCGAGCCAAGGCCGTGGCCGCGTCGGTCGCGGCGAGGTTGGTCGACTGGCCCATGTCGATCATGACCTTGGTGAAGCCGGCCACGTTCTCTCGCTGGATACCGAGCTGACCGGCCGCCTCAGCCACCGCGGCGATCTCAGCGTGGGTCGCCGGCAACACGGCGGTCAGGCCACGGATCTCCTTCTCCAGCGCAGCCATCTGCTCATCGGTGCCGTCAACCGTCTTCAGCACCCCGGCCCAGCTCGACTCCCAGTCGATGGCGGCCTTCACCGCCAGCCCGAGCCCGGCTGCGATCGCCGCACCGGCGACCAGCATCCCCCGGCCGACCTTGGTCATCGCCGCGTCGACCTTGGCCTGCTGCCGCTCCAGCTTCCGCAGCTCCCGCTCGTAGGCGCTGGAGCCCTTGGTCAGCTTGCTGAACCCGTCTTCCGTCTTGCCGGTCTCCGCCTCAACCCCGATGACGAGGTCACGCCGCATCGTTCCCGGCACGGCGCACCTCCTCGTTGCGGACCAGCCTCACGTGCACCCCACGCACCTCGGCCGGGTCACGGTGCGCCAACGACGCGCGCATGTTCTCCAGCTGCTCGCAGCCGTGGCACAGCTCCAGCTTCGGCAGATGCGCCGCCGGGTGCCCACCCAGCTCGGGCTTCCACTCTGCCGCGCGGGTGCCACAACCCGGGCAGGTCTCCGCCGAGCGGACGAACTCCCAGATCGCTTTAGCCCGGTCGTCGGCCGACCAGGACAGAAACGCCGAGTGGGGGATCTGGTAGGCCCGGCAGACCCTCAGCTCAAGGGCCAGCTGGGCATCCCGGTCAAGCCTTTTGGGAGCACCACCGAATCCACGAACCGCGCCCGCTCATTCAGGCCGAGCACCAGCACCCGCAGCTCCTGACGCTCACCGTCCGAGCAGTGCTCGGCCAGGAACGCAGCCCAGTCCTCGGCCGACATCCCCGCGTCGGTGCCCGCCGCCAACACCGCAGGCACGAACGTGTCGACCTCCACGTCCGCCGGGTCGCCATCCCCTGCAGGCCCCGGCTTCGGCGGGTGGTCGGCCTTCAGCGCCTCGTAGACGGCCGGGTGAAGCGCGGTGATCATCACCGTCGCGTAGCAGGCGTCAACGACCGCCTCAGCCTCAGCCACCCGCCCCTGGGCAGCCCGGTACTCCGGCGAATCCTTGTCGTGACGCAGCAGCGACTGCCGCGCGTGCTGCTGCACCTCCGCCAACCGCTGCCGCGCCTCGGTCGGGTCGGCGACGCGGATCGGGTACGGCAGCGACGGCCGGGGCCGGCTGAGCAGCCGCTCCCGCTGGCTGCGGCCAGCCCCGGCCGACTTCTTACGCTGAGCCATCAGACCAGCGCCGGCAGCGCCCAGTCGATGGCAGGCGTCCGCGTGATCGCGAAGGACACCACCACGTTGGCCGGGTCCTCACCGGCCAGGTCCACGGACTTGGCCGCGGACGCGACGGTGACCGGGAACGTGTCTGCGAGGTTGGCCGCCACGTCACCGCCCCAGCAGAAGACCACGAACCCGGTCGTACCCCGGGGAAGCAGGGCACGCAACGCGTCCGCGCCGGTCTTCGTCATGTAGAACGTCGCGGTGCTGTTCTCGGCCGTGGTCCGGCCGATCACCTTGGAGGTGAAGGCGGAGCCGGCGTCCGGCGCATCGACGATGTTGCTCGACACGTTCCACCCGGAGGTCGCCCGCAGCTCCGGGGACAGATCGGTACCGGCGTCCAGCTCGGTCCGGGTCGCCTGCAGTGTGGTCGCCGCCGCGATAGCGGTCAGGAAATACATCTTGGACACGCCGGGGTGGATGTACCGGACCGCCGCGGTGATCGGTGTGGCTGGCATTGCTACTCCTCAGTGGTCGGTGCCGGTCCGGCCGGCTGGCTCTTGCGGCGCCGGCTGGTGACCGGCTCGGGCTCGGGCGGGGTCGGCGGCGCGGGCGGGTCGGTCTCCTGCCAGCCGGCGGCAGCCCACACCATCACCGCCGAGTCGGGCACCTCCACCAGCCGCCCGTCGAGCTGAGGGTGGGTGATCCAGGCCATCAGGAGATCACCTCAAACGTGACGTCCGCGGTGGCCGACCAGGTGATGGTCACCAGGCCATCGGCCGGGTTCCGGTAGGTGGCGGTCGCCCGGATGTAGCGGGCCTCACCAGCCGGCACCGCCACCGTCCGGTCAGCCACCGCCAGGTCGCCGTCCACCGTCTGGGGCGTGACCATCGTCATGGTGACGCTGCCACCCGAGGCGTTGATGACCCGGATGATGCTGTCGGGCCGCACCTTGTCACCGGCGCCACCGGTGGCCGCGTTCGCGGTCGCCTCAAGGCCGGTCGTCGGGACCGGCTCCGTGCTCACTGTCGCCATGCTCTCCTCCTGATCATCGCCAGCCCCGTCTACGCGCCGCCGTTACCACCGCCCGGTCAGCCGCCCGGACAAACTCGTCCCGGCCCGCGCGGATCGCCGGCAGCAGGAACGGCCGGGCGTCCTGGGTCACCCACCGGTCCCGGTGGCCGTACACCGGATGTTTGAACGGGCCGAACTCGTACAGCCGCGCGTGGGTGGCCAGCGCGGCCGACGCCACGAACTGGACACCCGGCCGCTTCCGGGAGCGGCTGGCGCGCACCCGCAACGACCCGGGGATCCGGGTCGACCAGCTCGCCCGGCCCCGCGCGTCGGCCAGGATCGGCTGGGCGGCGCGCACGAACTCGGGCGCCAGCTCCCGGCGGATGTCGGCCGGCAACGCGCCCAGGTCGACGATCAGCCTGCGTAGCTCACTGACCCCGGTGACCGGCACGCTCAGCCGCCGTCGAACGCGTCGACCAAAACGACCCAGGAGATCGTCGCCGACGCACCACCGGCCGACACGTCATCACCTGAGGTCTGAACCTGGTCGAACGCGGCCACGAACGGCCGCGCCCGCATCACACCCGCCACGCCCAGGGTCGGGTCGCGGCGCAGCTCGGCCACCAGTAGAGCCCAAAGCTCGAAAGCCCGGTCCCGCACCGGCTTGGTCGTCGTGTCGCCGGTGACCACGGAGATCAGCCCGGCCACGTCGTAGACCTCCCGGTCGACCATGCCGCCGGCGTCCTGCCGGTGCCAGTCCACCGACACGGCCGCCCGCTCCATCTGCCAGCCGACCACCACCACCTCATCGGCCAGGTCCTCCACCGGCTGCCCGTCGCACACCTGCACGTCCGGCATCACCGCCCGCACCGCAGCCACCAACGCGTCCAACACCGCCGGGATGGTGCTCACGCGAACCCGCCGGCCTGGGCGTCGGCGCCGAGCAGCTCAACCGCCCGGCGTGGCACCGAGAACGTCATCCCGCCGCCACGCACCTCAGTCATGTCGGAGGCGAGCGCTGCCGGCGGCCGGCGGATGTCCCGGCTCCGCTGGGTCGACCAGATGTGCTGGAGAATGATCCGCCCGGCGTGGCTGATGTTCGCCGGCACCTGCCGCCGCCCGGCCAGGTAGGTCACGGTCCACGGCCCGCCGGTGAACCACAACCCGCGTGCAGCCTTGCGGATGACGATGCCGGCCTGCTCGTCCACGTCGAGCTCGGCCGGGTCGTAGTCGGTGCCGCCGTCCAGCACCGCGACCACCGAGGTGATGGCCAGCACCGGCCGGTGCCGCAGCAGCAACGCGCGGGTGTCACACGGGTGGATCCGGTCGACGTAGGTCCGCGCCACCACCGGCCCGACACCCCACTCCGGATCCCGCTCCACCACCTCGGTCACCGCCTCCACGAACAGGCGCAGCTCCTCGTCGTCGGTGGTCCGGTCGGGTGGGATGTTCAGGTGCTTTTTCGCATCTACCAGCGAAAACAACAGTGCGGGGGCCGCGTCTCGGACGTCGAACATGTCCGCGTGGGCGGTCACCGGGCCGGTGGTGGTCAGCCGCCACCGGTGCGGACCGGCCTGCACGGTCAGGTAGTCGACCCGCAGAATGCCCGTCTCGGCCGGCGCCGGCACCGACGGCGTGACCGCGGTCAGGTCCGGCAGGGTGATCGTCAGCGTGGCGGTGGCCGGGTCGGTCAGCACACCGTCCGAGTCGCGGATAGCCACCGCAACCTGATAAGGGTCACCGAGATCAATCACGTGACACCTCCTGAGGTCGGCACCCGCTGGGCGATGACGGTGACGCTGGCGGTACGGGACGCGACCAGCGTGGCGGTCCCGGGTCGGGTCGGGTCGAACGCCGCCACCGTCGCACCCAACGCCAGACCGAGCGGCACGTCGGCGACCACCGCGTGGCCGGCGCCACCGACCGCGCCGACCGACAGCGACAGCGGCACCGCGGCCGTGGCCAGGTAGCCGGTCGCGGTGGTGGCCACCAGGGACAGGGCGAGCGGGATCGTCGCACCGACCTGACCGGGAAGCACCACCTCGGGCGCCTCGACCACCGGCGCGACCGACAACGCCAGCGGAATCCCGGCGGCCGCCTGGTAGCCGGTGGCCGTGGTCGCGACCACGGCCAGGCTCAGCGGCACCGCGGCCGTGACCTGGCCGGGGGCGCCGACCACCGGCGCGACGACGACAGCGGCCACGTCCAGCTGGAGCGGAACCGCGGCGGCGACCTGGTGCTGCGCGGTGGCGGTGGCAGCGGTGGCAACCGACAGTGGCACGTCGGCGGTCACCCGGTGCTCCGCCGCGGCCGTGCCGGCAACAGCCACCGACAGGCCGATGCCCGCGGTCACCTCACTGGCGCCGGCCGGTGCGTCGACCACCGCCGCAACGTCGAGGGCCAGCGGCACGGCCGCGGTAACGGCGTGGTCGGTCTCGACGGCGGCGGCGACCGTGACCGCCAGGTCCACGTCGGCGGTCGCCTGGTGCTCGGCCTCAGCAGTCGCGGCGACCGCCACAGCCAGCGGGATAGCAGCGGTCACCTCAGGCGTGCTGGTCACGCCGGTGGACCACACCACCAGCGCCACGCTGATCTGTTTGGCCGCGTCACCACCGGGCAGGGTGAGCGTGTCCGCGCGGACCCCGGCGCCCTGGCCGTCCAGGATCAGGTAGCCGGCCACGCCGCCGTTGCCGCCGGCGCCCTTGCCCGCGTAGCCGTCCAGCAGCAGGTTCCCGCCGCCGACCAGCCCCGGGTTGATGTCCGCGTTGGCCCAGCTGGTGCCGGCCGCACCACCGTCGCGGATCGCCGCAGCAGCGACCAGCAGCAGGTCCCCGGCCGGGATGCTCGCCGTGTCCCCGGTGGCCAGGCTCGTCACAAAGCTGGTGTCGGAGTCGGCCACCGCAGCGGCGGCGAAGCCGAAGCTGCCGCCCTCCTGGACCCGCAGCCAGATCGCGTCGGTGGCATCGCCCGACCAGGCCGCCGTGAACACGCCGCCGACCACCTCGGACGCGGGCACGAGCTCGGCCACGCCCACGGAGCGGCGGGCCAGGTCGTTGGTCGGCAGTGTGGCCTCGACCACCCGGTTGGTCCAGCTGGACCCGCCCGCATCCGGTGTCACACCGAAGCTGGTGCCGCCACCGCGGGACCAGGCGATGCAGACCAGCCGCTCACCCACGGCGCAGCTCAGCGTCGCCGGGTTGATGGACACCTCACCGGAGACCAGCCCGGTGGCGCTTGGCGCCGCGACGGTCGGGGCGACCGCCACGGCCAGCGGGATGTCGGCGGTGACCGCATGGTCGGCGGCCACAGCCGGCGCAACCGCGACGGCCAGCGGGATCGAGGCGGTGACGATGGCGGGGGGTATGACCGCCACCTCGTACTCGGCCCACGAGTCGGGGTCGTTGACCGCGATGGTGATGTTCCGGCTGCCGCCGCCGCTGGCCTTGCGCAGCCACAGCGAGTACCCCAGCCGGTCACCAGCCGACCAGGTCGTGGCCAGGGTCAGCGTCGCGACCTTGATCCCGACGGTGTTGTGCTCGCCGGAGAAGTCGGAGTCAGCCTGAAGCACCCCGGCCGAGTTGTAACGGTGGACCTGCCACTTGTAGGCCAGGGTGGCCGCGGACACGGCGGTGACCTGCAACTGGGTGGAGATCGTGGCCGAGCCGACCGCGGTCCCCACCGTCCGCACCCATTCGAGCATCTTCGTGTAGCCGCCGGATGACGTGCTACCCGAGCCGAGCGTGGTTGCGGTGCCCGGGTCCTCCGACAGGTCAAAGACCGTGCCGCCAGCGCCCGGCTCGTCCTGTGTGTTGCGCAGGAAGTTACGCGAGACGATGGCGAGGCCGGTGTCCTCATACTGGAAATCCAGGTCGGTCGCGTTCACCGCGGCGCCGACAGCTACCGAAATCTCGTCGGCCCGGTCGAGGGTCCAGTCTTCGATGTTGACGTTGACGTCGGGCTGGAAGAACGCCCACCCTGCCGTCGGGGCCGCGGTCTGCCAGTTGTTGAGGTGGCCTTCCAGTCCGGCCGCCTCGATCTCGGCGTCACCGAACGTGTCGGCCGCCCACGGCAGCACGTTCGCCCATACCGCCATGGCGGCCAGGTCGGAACCCGGACCCCAGCCAAACGTGATGTCGGACGTGCTCCAGGTCCCACCGGTCGGCGCTGTCCAGTCGCCGAACGTACCCGCGGTGTCGACGTGGGTCCAACCGCTGGCAACGTTCAGGAGGCTGAACCGGACCTGCGCGGTGCCGGTGACCTTGCGGACTATCAGCGCGTGCCAGTCGCCGGCGGTGGCGGTCGGCCCGTTGCCGCCCGAGCCGCCGGTGAACCACTGAACCTTGTTGGCCGTGCTGAGTGCGATCTTCCCGACCTGGGCGCCGGTCGAGTCGTAGGCGGCCAGCAGCGTCCTGTTTGTGGAGTCGTAGGCGGCCAGTGGCCGGAACAAGAACGCAAGCGCGCCGAAGGCGAAGCTGTCGACGCCGCCTAACCCGGCGGCGAAGACGACAGCATCGTCGGCGTCCAGCCGCCGGACGGTCGGCACCGGTCAGGCCCCTACCGCAGACCCTCGACGTCGTCGGAGAATGCGCGGAAGTCCTTCGCCGACGCGAGCGCCTGAGCGCCCAGGTAGATCTGCCGTAGCTGCTCGAAGTCGTTGTTGACCGTGCCGATCAGGTTCGCATCGGCGCTCGCGAAACCAAACTCCGTCTCCAGCCCAGTCGCCCCCCGCGCCTGAAAGAACGCGTTGAACTGCTCGACGGCGTCGAACAGCTCCCGAAGCTGCACCGCGATCCGGCCGATGGTCTGGTTGACCTGGTCCTTCGTCGTCAGAGCTGCGTACCCAGCGGCCATTTGTTCCTCCTCAGGTGACGGTGATCGGCGCGGCGGTGAGGTCGATTTCGCCTGCGGCATTGAAGGTCGGGTCTCCGGCGAGCAGCACCGCGAAGCGGAACGTGCCGGTGCCGACGGTGCCGGTCGTCCAGCAGGCCAGATGTGACACGGCAGCGCTGCCGGTACCGGTGAACGACAGGGTCGCGTTCAGCGCGGCCACGCCGCCCGACGCGGTGTTGTAATCCGGGGCCAGCCGCTCGTTACTGACCTCGTCACCGGCCGTGCCTCCGTCGTGGATGGAGTAAAACGCGCCTTCCAGGTTGGCCGCCGCCGCGTCGGCGGCAGCGTTGCGCAGAATCGGGTCACTCATCGGTGCACTCCTCGGGTTCGGGCTGGTCGATGGGCTCCGGCTCCGGCTCGCCCACTCCAGCCAGCGACAGGTCAATCCGCGCGGTCACCTGGGCCGGCTCCATCACTGACCCCCATGCGCCCGGGAGTACGCAGTCAGCACGTCGTCCGGGATCTTCCCCCGAGCCGACACCTCGTAGCCGGCACGCGCCGCCCACTCCCGCACCACGGCGTTGTCGGCGGTCACCCGCGGCGCGGCACTGCGACCCTCCGGCGCACGCTGCCGCGCCTCGTCCTCATCCGCGGCGGCAGCCTTACGCAGACCGGCCGCCGCCAGCACCTTCTCCGCCGCGCGCACCCGGTCACGCTGGCCGTACGCCTCCGCGTTCGCCAGCTCATTACGGGCCTGCACAACATGCGTCGGTTCCTTGCTCACGATCCCTCCACAGTGGGTATCTGGTAGTGCAGGTGGACAGGCCGGGCCGACCAGTCCAACAGGATCTCTGGACGCACCCGCCGGAAGTGCCAGCCCGAGAAAGCGATGTCGCTGAACCCCCAGCCAGGCTCCCGCTCGGCCAGGTAGCGCAGGATCAGACGTCGGGGCAGGTACACCAGCCCCAGACCGGAGACGTGAGCCACCGGGTCGCCGGCCGTGACCTCGACCAGTCCGCCCAGCTGCTGGTCACCGCCGCGGTAGTGCCATGCCGACCAGCACGGCGCCCTGGCCGGGCCGCGTATGGAACACCCGGGATGCAGCCGGTACGGTGCGGCTAGCACCCGGTCCGGCTGCTCAGCCGCCCGAGCCGCGAACGCCGCAAGCTCCTCACCGCCGACCGCGACATCCCACTCCAGCAGCAGCACGTCATCACCGACGCCGGCCAGCACCGAGTAGTCGTAGCCGGACATCACCAGCCGCTCCATGCAGTCCTCGACCCGCGCTCGACCGGTTGGGACCACCGCCGGCCACGACCGGACCAGCCTCACGGCGCCGGTTCCACCTCTACCGCTGCCAGCCGCGGCCAGTCCGGCCGCCACGGGTCCGACTTGCGCGCCCGGACGAACACACCTGGATGGCCCGGCTGAGGGTCGCCCACGAGCTCGAATGCGCCGCACCCGGCCGCTATCAGCGCGGCTGCCACCACCTCCCGGCTGAACCGCCAGAAGTCGCCCGGATAGTCATGCCGGGGGAAACCGGGCGACCGGGTCGTCAGCACCAGCAGACCACCCGGCCGCAGCACCAGCGCCATGGCCATCAGGCAGTCCCGCCAGGCCGCGGCATGCTCGAGCATCTCCGTCGAGACGACCACATCGAATGCGTTCTCGTCGAAGGTGGCGGGCAGGTCCTCAGCCCGGACCACCTGGTCGACACCCGGACCGGACTGCATGTCGGTGCCCACGTAGGTGGCCGGGCCGAGCGCCTCCACCATCGCCCGGACGGACCCGTTGACGTCGCGCGAGCCGACCTCCAGAACCGTCCGGCCGGCGATGTCTGCCCGGGTGAGCACGCGGCTCACCCAGGCCGACACGCTGGTGTGCATCGATCAGCCGAACACCGGCGTCACGAGCCCGGTCCCGGTGATCTGCTGGTGGGAGTTGGTGTAACGCGCCATGGTGTAAGCGAAGTAGCCAAAAAGGACCAGCAGCACCCCGAGGTTGGCGGCCTTGGCCTGCTCGGCGCGGATGAACTGGGGCGCGTCCGGGTCCTCCCACAGGAACGACTCGTCCCGCGGCACCACGACCACCGTGTCCTGGTTGGTGCCGCCACCCAGGTTGATCGGAATGTTGTTGTCCACGATCACCCGCATCCCCGACGGGAGCACGCCCCGGAACCCGGAGCCGTACGTCTCGGCCAGGTTCTCGCCACCGTGGCGCGGGTCGATGCCCGGCTGCCCGATCAGCGGCCAGGTGCTGACCATCTGGCTCTGCAGCCAGTACCACCGCCGTGAGTGCATGACCACCACATCCGGGTCGGCCTGGCCCAGCAGCGCCGCCTCCGACGCCGCCGCACCCTCCAGAATCTTCGGGTACAGCTCGGCACCCGATGGAGTGGTGTCGTCATAGGTGACGTCCGTGCCCACAGCCAGCAGCCCGGTGACCGCCTGGTTGATGATCGTCGAGTCGAGCCGGGTCGCGTACCGGCGCTGAAGGTCCCGCATCGTCACTTCCTCGATGCCGGTACCCCGGTCGATCGCCTGCCGCGAGATGGTCTGCATTCCGGCCGCGGTCTGAACGTTGATCGTCAGCAGCGTGTCATCGGCGTCGGTCTCGTCCACCTCGTCGTTCTCCGCGGCCTGCAGGTCCACCGACGTCGCCGTGGTGATCCGCGAGATGTTCACCGTCATCCCGTTGGCCGGCAGCGGCAGCGAGGTCATCGCGTCCGCGAACGGCCGCCGGGCGGCCACCGCCGGCGCGAACATCTCGGTCAGGTACTGCGGAACGGTGAGGCCCGCGAACGCGCCGGTGCCCGTGGCGCGGGTCAGGTACTGCCCGCGCTCGACCCGCTCCTCCGACATGTGACGGGCCAGCCGGCCCTGGCACTCCGGGTCCTGGTACAGGAAGTTGCGGACCACGTCCTGCAGGAACTCCTTGCCCCTGCGGGAGTTGCCGGGGTGATAGGTCCGTTCCTCCGACCCCACCCGGGCGACACGGTCGTATGCCGGCCGCGCGCCCGCCGTGGTCTTCGGGTCCGCGGTCCGCTCCTGAAGCCCGGCCTCGATCTCCCGCTCAGCCTCCTGGGCCTCCTTGGCCCGCTGCAGCTTGCTTCCGATGCCGCGGATGTCCGCCTCCGCCGACTTCCGCCGCTTCATCGCGGCCTCGCAGTCGGAGTCCTCCTCCTCGGTCAGGTTCGCCCGGCCGTCCGCGCGGGCCTTGGCCAGGATCGACTTCACCTCGGCGACCGAGCGGTCACGCCGCTTGGTCGCCTGCTCCTGCTCCACCTCGATGGACAGGATCAGTTCCTCAATGGTTGCCATGATCGGTTCTCCTAGAGACAGCTTGTTGGCTGCTCCACGTCCGCCGCGCGCCGCCGATCTGACTGTTGGCGTGCGCTTTCGGCGGATGGCCACCGATCTGAGTGTCGGCTCGCTGTCCGCGGTGCTGGTTACGGTTTCCGGTCTGACTGCCGGTACTGCCGGGTCCGGTATGACTGCCGGCCCTACGATTCGAGCAACGCCTCCAGGTGGGCGATGCTGCGGCCCTGCCTGGCAGGCGGCGCTAGCTCGGCTGGTGCGCCCAGCTCGGCCGCCACATCCACGATCTTAGTCCCGGCCACATCGGCGCGGGCCTGCAGACGGGCCACCGCCGCCCGGGCGGCACCGGCCGGCAGGTGGTCCAGGTCGGACAGCACCTCACGGGAACGGGCCGACACGTCGGTGTACGGGTTCGCGCCGTAGTTCACCGCACTGACGTCGCCGCGGTCGATGTCCACCTCGCTGATCCGGAACTCGCTGAAATCCTCATTCCAGCGGCCGGCACCATCGGCGAGCATGAAAGCAAAGGACATCTCGGTGACGTCCTTGTCCTCGATCGCGGTGACCAGGTCCGAGACGTCCTGACGCTTCGGGTTCAGCCAGGCGTCTGTCTTCAGGCCGGGGTCGTCCATCGCCAGCCGCAGCGTGTCGTTCGTGGTCCGGGCCATGGTCACGCCCCGGTGGTTGACCAGGAACGCCACGTCCGGGCCGGCCGCCAGCGTCCGGTCAAACGCCCCGCGCTCGATGATCTCCATGTACGGGCCGAAGCTGTCCCACATCTCGTAGGGCTGCTCGACCACGCTCGCGTGACCTTCCAGGTGGTAGCGCCGCTGGCCGTTGTGCTCCACCAGCTCGGCGCGCATCCGGGCCGGGAACCCGGCCATCCGCGACGCGCCCACACCCACCGGCGCCGCCCGCCGGGCCACCCGACCCGACCGGTCACCAGCCGCCTCACTCCGCGCGACGGCTGCCTGCCGCCGCTCCGCGTCGCTGCTGGCCCGCGCCATCATCACCGGCATAGCCCCCTCCGTCCGCTTCTCAGGCTTCGCCGCGGTCCGCCGCCGCGGAGCCGGCGCGGCGCGGCGACCGGCATGCCGGAAGTCCCGCAGCTCGTGCCGGTGACCCATCCGCTCCTCAAGCTCCGCGTCCGGCGCCGGATCGTCCTCCACTACTACGTCCGCCAGGCCCATGGCGACCGCCTCATGGTCGAACATCCACGTCTCTTCCAGCATCAGTTGCCGAAACTCGGCCTTGTCGCCCTTTGCCTTGCGCGCATAGAACCCGGCGATGTTGTCCGATTGCCGATCAAGGAACGTGGACATGGCCGCCATGTCGGAAGCCTGGCCCCGCTCCATTCCGAGCGCGTCATGGATCATCAACTGGGAACCCGGCCGCATCCGCACACCACCAGTGTCGGCGCGTGGGTCGTACGGGTCGGCGGCGGTGATGATGACGCTTGCGATACTCGCGCATAGCGAATCGACGGACACCGCTATTAGGGCCGGGTGCTGCTTGAGCGAGTTACGGATGGCGATGCCGTCCATCACGCCTCCGCCCGGACTGTTCATCCGGACCAAAATCGACCGGGCCTGAATCTCGTCCAGGTCCCGGGCGAACTGCTCCGCCTCCACCCCGAACGACCCGCCCACCTCGTCATAGATCCACACCGTGGCCGGCCCGTCATCACCCTCGGCCTGGTTGCGGATCGCGTACCAGGGCAGCCGCACGTCGGCCAGCTGGGCGACGGTCAGGCCCTCCCGCGTCGCCCGGGCGACGATCCGCGCCGCGGTCCGGTCCCTCAGCGCCGCGAGTCGGCGGACGTGGATGCTCTCGGTCACTCAGCTCACATCCTCGAATCGTGGCGGCCGTGGCGCCGGCACAGCCGACCACGGAGACACCCGCTCCCACCGCTCCGGCTCCGCACGCTCATCCCGGACCGTCGTCTCCGCGGACGCCCGCGGCACACCGAACAGGCGCACAAACTCCTCCTCCTGCTCAGGCGTCAACGGCGGCCGGTTGTCCAACTCCCTGGCCTCGGTCACCGTCATCCGGCGATGCTCGATCGCCTCGTCCATCATCTGAGCCCGCTTCTCCGGGTCCATCCGCAACAGCGCGTCGGTATTCAGCTTGACGAACCGGGGCGCGGACAGCAGCTTCGTCAGGTTCTTCTCGCGCCGGTTGACCGCCGGGCCAAGGTGGAGGATCAGGAAGTCGAGATGCCGGCTGGTGATGTTCTCGTACCGCACCGAGCCGCCTGCCGACACCGCCGCCTCGACCATGTCGGCCGGCACACCCAGGAACCGGCAGATGTCGGCCAGGCCGTACTTACGGCCCTCCAGCCACTCCATGCCCATCTTCTCGGCCTGCAGCGGGTTGTAGTCCCAATCCCGGCCGGTGACCAGCAGGTCGCCGTGGTCCAGCGTCTCCCGGTAACGCTGCTTCAGCGCCGCCGCCTCACCCGGCTGCAAGGTCCGGGCGGTGTTCTTCGCGTGTGCCTTGGGAATCGCGCCGCCGCCGAACCAGTCCAGGGCGAACTGCTGAGCGGACAGGTACTCGCTTACCGACCAGGCCGCGTACGCGATCGGCGACAGGCCCACCGGCAGACCAGCCACCACGTACTGACGCTCATGCCACACCTCATCCGGGGTGTAATCCTTGCCCTTCACCCGGTAACGCAGCTCGCCGCTATCGCGCAGCTCCCGCACCGTCCAGTCACCCAGGCCCTGCAGGTCGATCCGCGCCGGCTTGCCGTTCCCGTCCCGGTCGGTGATCAGCCCGAGCACGTTGCCGGCCCGGTCCAGGTCCACCTGGCTGGCGTACATCCAGTCCTGGTAGTCCCACCGCTCCCCACCCGGGTCGACCAGCACCGCCGGCTTGGGCACCTCCACCGGCCGCAGGCCCTTGACCCGCCGGAACGTGTCACAGGGGAACGTCGAGACCAGGTCGGCGCGGATCCGCAGGCACGCCCACACGGCCGAGTGCCGCATCGCCGAGTCCGACGTCACCGACACCACACCACGCCGGCCGGTACTACCCGGCCGCGGCGGGATGTCCCCATCGAACAGCGGCGGCCCGTCGATCTTCGACGTCCGACGGTGGAACAGGCTCACAGCATCGGGCCGATCCTGCGCACGTCACCAGCCGGGGCGTTGTCCCGCAGCCGGTAGCGCCCGTACGGCACCGACTCGTCGACCACCACCGACAGGCCGGTGAGCATCCCCAGGTCGGGTTCCCACGGCATCCGCCGCGGCGAAGCGGTGAAGGCCCGGCAGGACGCGAGCGTGTCAGCGCTCATCCGCAGATGGCAGCCCCCGAACTGGCCCGTCTGGGCGTGTTGCTTCAGCACGTCACGTAGCGGCACCTCGATAAGAGGCGCCGGGACAAAGTCCGTGCTCACCGTCCACCACCGCCCATCCGCTCAGCCAACGCCGACCCGGCCAGCAGCACCCCGCCAGCAACGGCCAGGCCCCACCAGCCCAGCCACGCGGCCACCCCGGCACCGACACCGGCCGCCACCGCCAGCACCCCCAGCACGTCCAGCGCGTCAGTCAGCACAGTGCGCGCCGAACCTCGCAGAATGCGCACCGAACCTCCTTCGCGGTAGGCTGTCAACCAATAGCGGCTGATGCGGGGGGTCGCCCCCAGCTCAGACGCCGGTCTTCCGCCACGGGCCGTTTACGGGAGTCCCCTCGGGGATGCGGCGGGTTGGGGTCACCTCAGCGGGTACCCCGGATGGGCGCCCGGAAACGGGCGCCCATCGTTCTAGTAGACGGCGTTCTCACACAACCAGCACGCGTGCTGACCATGCTCGGTCCCGATCCGGTTGCAGTGCCGCCGATGCCCGGCGCACACCCACGTCACGCATGCCTCGGGGTATCCCTGGGCGATCAGCTCGCGGTCGATCCGCTCAGTCAACGTCTCAGCCACCGGACGCCGCCGGGGTCGGTGCCGAATCCAGTTGCCGAAGTTCGGCGCCGAACCACCTGCCAGGCTCGAACGCCGCCACCGTCCTGTCTCTGCCTGCCTTGATGATCAGATGGCCGCCGGTCGTAACCGTGATGCGCGCATCCGGGTAGCGGTATGTCCGGCTGCTTGCCGCAAGCACATAGACGTACTCGGCCATCTTCGTTGCCACCCTCTCAATAGAAGCTCTGCAGCACGTCATAATCGGCCTCGGCCACCAGTTCACCCCACGCGCCGTGAAGCCACCGCGCCAACGTCAACGACACAATCGGGCCGATCTGCCCACCCGACACCCGCGGCGACCACGCCACAGTGTCAGCACCCTGCCGCACCTGACCCACCGCCGCCGAATCGTCCAACGGCTTCGTCGGCCGCACCCGCAACGAACACTGCTTAACCGCGTCGAGCATCTGACCGCACGCCGCCGCCATCGTCATCGGCGTCATCACCGCCACATCACCCCGACACGGCTCCTCCGGCACCTCCGGCACCGACAGGCCGACATCGGCCAGGGCGTCCTTCAGCGACTCGTAGGTGCCACGGCCCAGCGCCAGCCCGATCGGGTCCAACGCGGCCCGCAGCTCCGCCAACCTGGCCGGAAGCCAGTCCACACCCGGCCGGTAATCCACCAGATGCCCATGACCCAGCCCGTCGGCGCGCAACCCGAACACAGCCACCGACCCGAACTCGCGCAACGGATCCACATCCGCGCCCAGCGCCACATCACCCACCCGGGCCGAGTCCGGGTCCTGCAGCGCCCGCCACTGAGCCTCTGTGATCACACCCTGCAGCATCCGCGACGTCTTCCGGTTGCCGTACGCCCGCGCGAACTCCGCCGGCTCCATCGCCGCCCGCTCAGAGCGGATCGCGTCCATCGTCACCGTGTGCCGCCACCGCTGACCCGCCGGAGCGCACCGGCACGGCGGGTCAGGGCACAGCGCCGGCATGAACCCGAAGTACGAAGCCTCATCCGCCGGGTCCCACCCGTCCGGCGCCGACCACTCAAAGTACGCCACGCCCGAGCCGACATCAGCCACCGTCGCCGCGCGGCCCGCCTCCACCTTCCGGTTAAGGATCACACTCGCGTCCGTGCCAGCCGTCGAACACACCAGCAACTGGGCATCCGGAACCGTGATCATCGCCGGGCGCAGACCCTGCTCCCGCCGCTCATCCGCGTCATGCCAGATCTCATCCATCACCGCCTGATGGATGGACTTCGAGTGGCCCGAGCTCGCCGAGGTCGACAACAGCCGGATCAGCGACCCCGTAGCCCAACGGACCGACTCGTTACCCATCCCCTCGTTGATCTCCAGCCGCTTACCCTTCCGGGAGACCAGCCTGGCGATCGCCGAGTTACGGATCAGCGGAAACAGCTCGTCCAACCACTTGTCCCGGGCGTCCTTACCCGACTGGGCGGTGAACACCGACCGCTGCGGATGCGACCAGCGCGCCGAGTTGCACCGGTTGATCTGCCAGGACAGGAACAGGGTCGTCTTCCCCTGCTGTCGGGGGACTGTGACGACCACCTCACGGTAGGCCGGCAGCCCGGTCGCCGGGTCGACCTCACACCCGACGTCGGCCACATACCGCTGCCACGGCATGAACGGCTGCGCCAGCCGGTCAGCAACCGCCGCCAGCTCGTGGCCGAACGTCGCCCGCTCAGGCCGGCGGCGCGTCGAGAACCGGGGCGGACAACTCAGCGATGAGGCGCTCTGCCTCGCCAGAATCGCCGTCATCAGCCGTCAGCTCCCCCATCACCTCCCGGTACTGCCGCCACAGCGCCGCCGCCGCCGGGTCATCGTCCAGGACCGACGCCATCGACCGGGCCATCTGGACCCGGGCCGAGTCGACCCGCTCCAGCCGGCCCATCCGCCGCAGCTCCGCCAGAGTCGCCTCCAGCTCCGCCGCGTTCGTGCCCGACAACCGCGGCGCCGGCGCGAACCGGCCGCCGCCGTCCGGCATCCCGTAGTTGTTCATGTCACCGGCCGCGACCCCGGTGAACAGCTCGTCAACCAGCGCCAGGAAGAACCCGGCCACCTCGACGTCATCCGAGACCTCGACGTACTCCATACGCCGGTTCTCGTTCAGGTTCATCGACGTCCGCACCGCCACGTGCCACGCGTCGTTGCTGACCACGGCGAACTTGGCGTGCAGCGCCGTCGACCGGATCGACTCCGGGCCGAACAGCTTGACCAGCGTCGCGCAGTAATCCGGCTGCCGGGTCGCGAACGACCGGTCAACCACAAACCGCAGCGAACGGATCCGACCATCCGCCAGGAACTTCTCCGCATGCAGCAGATCGGCCTTCGCCGCGCTCCAGGTCGAGACCGCCACATCCGCCGGGCCGGTCCGGTCCAAGATCGCCGTCAGCGCATCCACCAGCGAAAACTGACCATGGGTCAGACACAGCAGCTCCGTACCCGGCTCCAGCGCGGCGAACACAGCAGCCGCCGACTCGTGAGCCGCCACCATCGCGGCCCGGGGCCGGCGGGGGCGGGTGATGACCGAGGGTTCCATGGCCTCATCCTACCACGAACCGTCCATAATAGCCAGTGAAATCCATGAATGCAGCCGGCCACTTCGCGGACCCGCGACCTGCTGTCCCGGATACCCCCACCCGGTAAATAAAACTTCCCGATAGCGCGCGATGTCAGCATATGTCTGTTCTAAAAATGTCCGGACTGTCCGGGTTGTCAGATTGCGTCGGCCGGTTCGTGGACCAGGCACCCGCCGACGCACCAGCACAGCTCGCGCTGGCGGCGCGAGTTGTTCAGCGCGCGCGCGCTCGCGCCGCGGTTGCACGCACGATGCTCCGGCCCGCGGTAGATGGTGCGGTCGTGGTCGTCGTGGCCGAGATCCCACAGCGCGCCGGGGAAGATGGGCTCACCACAGCGGGCACAGTCCACCTGCCCGGCCTCCACCGCCGGGCGCCACGACTCCCGTAGCTGCTGGTGCTCCCACCCGTAGCCACTGTCGCTAGTCCGTGCCATCGGCCGGGGCTTTGCGTGCCAGGTGGGCGGTGCCGACCTGCCGGAACTCCTGGTCGCCCGAGTGGGCGATGGCAGCACCCAGGGCTAGGGCCGGGTGGGTGTGGGAGTTGATGGCGATGGTCACCAGCGGGCGCATGTAGCGCCAGGGCAGGCCGTCGAGGAAGTCGGCCCATCTGGCTGGTGCGTGGCGGGAGAGCAGGTACTGCCGTACCTCGGGCTGGGTGGGGACTCCACTCATCAGGACACACCTCGTCCACTGGCACTTTTGCGTGACGATAGCACGATCATGCCGCTGACCTGCTAGGACCGCGCCGTCCCCAGAGCTGTGTGCGTAGCTGCATGGCCCGGCCGAACGGGTAGGTGGGGTTGCCGTTCCGGTCGGCACCGCCTTGCTGGAGTTGGCGGCGCATCGCCCAGCGGCGCACGGTGGCGGCTTGTGTGGGGTGGCCGTGGATGTTCAGCCACGCCGACAGTTCGGCCGCGGTCCCCAGGACGTGCTCTGCCGCGGCCAGGATGACCGTGGAGCGGTCCGTCGCGTCCCAGTGGCCTCCGCAGCCGGGGCAGTGGATGAGCCGGGCTCCTGGTGGCGCTGAGAGCCGCTGGGGGCAGTGTGTGCCGTCCTCGAGCTCGGCCATGCACAGCCCGGCGTCCAGTCGGGGTAGTGGCCGGTCGACGGCCGGGGTGATGCGGGAGCAGGCGTAGCCCAGTTCATCCCAGCACTCGGCCGCCCAGCGCTGGTAGCGGCACCAGCCGAGCTGGCCGGCCAGCCAGCGCATCCATGCCGACGTGGACCTAGTCGGGACAGTCGCATCCGGCCATGGTCCGTGCCGCTCCTCCAGCACCAACCGGGACCAGGTGGTCACCGTGTTGCGGACCGCGTCGGCCACCTCCGCGGCGTGCCAGCGGAACGGTAGGCCGGTGGGCGGGCCTGGCTGTTGGTCGGCGCCGCCGATGTCGGGGCGGATCGGCTCCGGTGGTGCCAGCCCACGTGCTCGTGGTCCCGGGTCGGCCATGCGGGCCTGGCCGGCGGCGGTGGTGAGCAGTTCGGGCCACAGGTCGGCCGTGTCGCGGAGCCGGCCGGCCAGGTCGCGTTCGCACTCGGCGCCGACGTAGGCCACGTCGGGGACCGGCTTGCCGCAGACGGCGCACTCAGCCATGGTCGGCCCGCGCGTTCAGTTCCCGCACCACGGCCGCGGCGGCCTCGGGGGTGCGCATCATCCCGGCCAGGTCTCCATACGGGCCGTAGATGGTGCACCCGACGCTGCCGCCGGTGCGCCAGTGGATGCCGTCCGGTGCCGGCGGGGGTGGTCGCCAGCCGGCGGCGGTGAGCGCGTCCAGCACCGCCACGGCCTGACGCCGGTAGTAGTCGCGGTCGGCGTTTCGCCCCGGCGTGAGCGCCTCGACCACCAGCTCCACGGTGGCCGGGGCGTAGCGGTCAGCCGGCATCGGGCACCTCCGGGGACTCGGGTGGGGCGGCGGACAGCGGGCTGTGGTCGGCCAGCAGCGACCGCCACGGCTTGACGCACAGGACCGGGTGCCACGCACGCCGGCCACCCAGGGCCGGCGGCTGCCACACCAGCCGCCAGTGGCCGGGCACGTCCCGCTCCCACCGGCAGCCGTGCCCGTCGTCCACCGCAACCACCTCCGGGCCGGGCTCGGCCGGAAGCTCCCACGTGGTCGGGGCGGTAGCCATGCTGGACTGCTCCCTGTCGCGGATCCAGGCGGCGAGTGTCAGCATCTCGGCGCGTGACGCCACCACCTCAAACGGCCGGCGCCACCGGCCCCGGTAGACGCACACGTACCCCTCGGCGCCGGCCGCGTTGTAGTCCAGGCCATGGGACCGGATTGAGCGCCACTGTAGCGGCAGCCATCGCCACAACCAGTCAGGCATCGCTGGGCTCCTCTCCACTCGCTGGTCGCACATGCTCAGCCGGCCAGTTCACCGGACCGGCCCACCGGAAGGGCGGACGGCCGTCCACCGCAACGGTCAGGTGCGTCCGGGGCGGGATGCCCCGGTCGAAGTCGTACCGTGGCTTGCTCACGGCGACCGCTGGCCACCACTTACCGTGAGCGTCGCGGATCTCCACCTGATCGCCGGGCTTCACCGGTGGCGGCTGGCCGTCGAACGGCTGGACAGGTGGCCATCTCCGCTCAGTGCGGCTAGCCATCGCTGGGCTCCTCTCCGCCGGCTGGGGCCGGCTCCGGGCTGCCGGCGAAGCAACCACACCCGCCCCAGTCCAGACCGCCGATTGCCACCTGCGGATCGGTCTCGATCCGGTGCCGCAGCGCGGTGAGGGTCAGCGGTGCGGTGGTACCGCCGGTGCGGTCGCGCAGGATCGACACGTTGGCGCCGAGCGTGGACCGCATCCGCTGCTCGTGCGCCTCCGCAGCGGCAAACCGATCCGGGAACACCCGCAACAGGTGCGCCCACTGCGCCTGGCCGCCTCGGACGCAGGCGCCCCCACAGTTGTTGTGCTCGAACCCGAGCGCGTACAGCCGGGGTTCGGTGATGCCCCGGCGCCGCGCCTCCGCGATCCAGCCCTCCTTGCCGATGTACGGCGGGTCGAGCAGCGGCGCCTCGACCGGCCACGGCTGCCAACCTTTGCGGATGGCGGGCAGCCGGCCGGCGTCGGAGCTGGTCCACTCGATGCCGACGTAGATGGTGGTGTCGGCGGGGTCGGTGTGCTTGGTGAGCCAGGCCCGGCAGGGCTTGATCTTGAGTTCCAGCGAGCATTGCGCGGTGCGGCTGTTCGACAGCCAGCGACGATCAGCGTCAACCTGGGCCGGGGTGCGACCGTCGGCGACGCGGGTGACCGGCACGTGCAGGTCACGCTCGCAGTCGCGCAAGAAGCGGTACAGGTCCGGGTCCTCTACCAGCGTGTCGGCGAACAGCAGCGTCAGATGGTCGGTGCCGTGCTGGTCGGCGACCCGCCGGGCGGCGGCCCAGCTGGTGATGCCACCGGAAAGCATGACAACGTGCTGCCGGTCAGCCATCGTCGCCACCTCCGTCCGGCTCCGGGCTGCCAGGGACGGGGCGGGTGCCGGCGCGGACCTCGGCGGCCAGTGTGCGTATGGCGCCGGAGTTGAGCGGTACGCCGGCTCGACCGTCGCCGAGCCACTTCAGCGTGTCGGCTGCGGCGTCCCGGCGGGCGGTGGCCAGCTCGGCGCGTGCCCGGATCTCGGACTCGGTCACCTCGGCCAGTTGCTCGCGCACGGCGTTCAACTGAGCCGTACGCGCCGCCAGGGTTGCGTCCCGGTTTGCGAGACTGCCAGCGACACGGGCCAGTTCGGCGCGGGCGGCGTCCAGCTGCTCGGCGTAGCTGTCGGCGACGGTGCGCGCCTCGGCCGCTTGCAGCCGTGTCTGGTCGACCTCCTCGCGGGCGGTGGCCTGCTCAGCGGTGGCTGCGCGGAGCGCCTCGTTCACCGCGTGCACATCGCGCACGGCCTGGTTCCGCTCAGTGATCAGGTCGTGCGCGATCTTGTCCGCGTCGGCCTTGCGGTCCGATGCCGCCGCGCGGGAGTTGGTGAGCGCGTCGCGTAGCCGGTCGCATTCGCTGCGGACACCGACCAGCTCCTCCTCCAACCGGGCCACCTCGCGCTGGGCCTGGTCGCGCTGCACCTCGAAGCGGCAGCCCTCATCCGCCCACGCCAGGGCGGTCTTGGTGAATCGGACTAGGTCGGCGGACACCACGGCCAGCTCGGCGCGGGCGGCGTCCCGCTCGCCCTCCAGCATCTTCTCGACGCGCACCCCGTGCCCCAGGATGCGCTGGGCAGCCTCCAGCTCGGCGCGGGCGGCGTCCCGCTCGGCCAACGCATCGTAGAGCTGGGTGGAGCGGGTATCCAGCGCCCCGACGTACAGGTCCAAGTCGGCGAGCAGGGCCAGCACCTGATCCCTCAGCTCCCGGCCCCGTTCCGGGCTGATCAGCTCGGCATCCAGCACCTCACCGGCCAACCCGGCGGCGAGCGCGACGATCGTCTTCCGGTCCCATCCGGGGCCACCGGCCGACTCCGGGGCGGGGGTGGCTAATCCGTGGCTAGCGGTGGCCAAATTAGCCGTAGCGGCCGACTCCGCGCTTGCATTTGCCGGCCCGGATTGTAAGTCCGTGCCGGCGTAGGAGGCCAGCGGCGGCAGCCCGCACGCCTGGATCTCCGCGTCGGTCAACCAAGACAGCGCGCCGGTGCGGTGCCGACGGTCCGGGTCGCCGGCGGGCCGGTGGCCCTGGTACAGCTCGCACTGGCCGTGCGCCGGGTGGGCGACCGGGCAGCGCCAGACGCGCGCACCCAGCAGCGCCCGGCCCAGGATGGCCGCGCCGGTGGGCGCTGGCGCCAACGGAACCGCCGGTTCACTTTGCGCGTCACCCCCTGACGCCAAGTCCGCTTGGCCCGGGGTGGGGCCGGCGGCTGGCTGGTAGGCCTCCTGCTGGGTGACGCGCGGCAGGCCGCTGTGGTCGTTTGCTCGCGGGTTGGCCACGTCGCCAGCATGTTTCTGGGCAACGTGGTGGGAGTGGCGGCCGTACCCGTGGTCATGCATCGGGTAGTAGTCGCGCGGATCGTCCTGGGCCGGCTGGGCGGGCGCGGCGGGCGGCTCCGGCTGGCCGGCCCACGGGGTGAGCTGGCCGGCCTCGATCTGGTTAGCCCACCGGCGGATGTGGTCGGGCAGGTTGCCCACCATGCCGGGCGGCGCGGCCCACCGCAGCGCGCCGGCCCACACACGGCGGCACAGCGCATCCTCCAGCACCACCACGGGCACCCGCTCGGGCTCCGGCTCCGGACACCACTGGCAGTCGACAACCGGCCGGCCGGGGGGACGGTGGTGGGCGATGTGCTCCACCAACTGTTCGACAGGGGTCGGGGTCACCGGCTGGCCGGCGAGCGGGCCGGACGCGTGCGTGGCCGGCTGCGGGGTCGGGTCGGTGGTGATCCGGATGGCGAACTGGTCGCTGCCGGTGTCCAGCTCCGTCAGGCGGACACCATGGCGGGCCAGCAGCAGCGCCAGCTCACCCATGTCGGGCTGGTGCCGCCAGTCCCAGCTGAGCACGTCGGGGTCGTCCCGCCAGCCGGCAGTCGGGTGGGTGGCGGTCATCGGGTGGTCCTTCCTGGCTGGTAGGCGCGGATGTCTTCGCCCCACGGCACGCGCACCACTTCCATGCTGTGCTTCACGGCGTGCCGCAGGGCGTCAATCTCGGTGGCGAACGCGGCCAGCGCCGAGCAGTCCGGGTAACGGGCGATCCACACGGCGTCGAGCGCATCGGCCCGGCGGTCGGCGTCGAGGTGCCCAGCGTCCAGGTGCCACGGGCACGGGCCGGCGGACAGCGGCCAGCGGCACGAGCCGTCGGCGGTGGCCGCGGGGCACCTTGGCTTCTCCGCGACCAGGTTGACGATGGGCGGTGGCGCGTGCGGCAGGTCCTTGGTCGGTGGGGTCCAGTCGGGTGGCTGGTGGGTGGTCATGGTGGGTCCTTCCTGGCCAGCCGCTCGGAGCGGCAGGCCGAGCAGTGGTCGGCGAGTTGGGCGGGGTGTTCGGGACACGTGGCCGCGGTCTGCCACCGTGCGGCGCGTTCGGCCTCCCACGCCAACCACGCCAGCCGGGCGTCCTTGCAGGGTCCGCAGTTGCGGGTTGTGCCGTCCGGGTGCCGCGGACAGTGCCGCGGCGGGGGTTGCCGGGGTTGGTTGTCCACAGGGGGGGTCGGTGGGCTGTGGACGGCCGGGGTGGGTGAGCTTTTTCCCCCACCTTTACCACCGTTAGGACCAGGTACAGGTACAGGTACAGGGGGATTCGGAGTCCGATCGCTACCCCTATCGGTAGACCGATCGGTGGTCCGATCGGTAGGTGAGCCACGTTTAGGCTGGCAGTAGGCACAGTCGTCCACGTTGACCCCGCGGGCGGCGTGCCACCTCCGATGGTTGCCGAGGGCACCCCCCGATGACTTGCGTTGGCGTTGCGCGATCGCTTCCGATCGGGTCGTGTTGCGGGGCGACCCGTCCCCGTCGGCCGTCCATTGGTGGTACCGGTAGCCCGCCTTCGTCCTCCTCCACAGCCCGCATGACACCAGCTCGTCCGCTAGTCCGGTCGCGCCACGCGACAGCGACGGGATCATGTGCTCGGGGATCTCACCGTCTTGCAGGTGGTCGCGAGCCCATGACCCTGCCACTGTCCACAGCCCGAGCGCGGCCAACGACGCGGCTGCCGCTTTGGGATGGGAGTGGAATCGGTCGTCCACCAGGAACCATGGCACTAGGCCGATGCTCCTTCCTCGTGGTGTTGCTCCGGTGCGCTTTCCCCGGCTGGGGGTGCGGGCTTCCGGATGGGGTTGTGTCCGAACACCGCCCGGTGGGCGGCTTCGCTGGCGGGGTGGTCGCGGTACCGGCCGCCGCACCAGCAGACGAGCACGGGCAGGTCTGGGGGTGGGATGGCGTCGGTGGTGTAGCCGGCGGGGGTCCGTTGGGTGGGTTGCCGGGCGTGCTCACGCGAGCCGGGGCGGGTCATGGCGACTCCTCCTCGGCCGGGGGCATCTCATTGTTCAGCCGGCCGATCGTGCGGTTGTCTCCGGCAGTGAGGGCCTCCTTCCGAAGGAGGTACAGAAAGCGGACGTACCACTGCTCAGTCATGTCGGTCTGACCGTTGGGATCGAACGCGACCCGCGGCGGGATGATCCGCTCGCCGGCCTTCTTGGCAGCGTCGTTGACGGCTAGCAGCCTGAACGCCCAGATGTCTGGCCAGTAGCGGGCAACGAAGAACGGCAGTTGCCGACCGTTGGGTCCGTACAGCTCGGACAACGTGCTGTAGGTGGCGGAGTTCGTCTTGGCCAGGTTCGCCGAGTGGTGCTTGTAGTCGACGATGACGACCGCGATGCCGTGGTTGTATTCGCACATGAGGAAGTCCAGGTCGACCGCCGGGCAGTCATCTCCCCAGAAGTCCTGATGCCGCTCTGACAACATCCGGTCGTACCTGATCCGGTCGTCCCGGCTGACCCGCCGCCAAGACCTCGACCCTCGCCCTCCCGGGTTCACGTTAAACACCAAGCCTTTCGAGCACGGTCTGCTCCAGCCGTTCCCGGGCGTCGCTAACGTGGTCGGCATTGACGTCACAGCCGATGAACGACCGGCCGAGTGCGAGTGCTGCAACTCCGGTGGTGCCGGCACCCATGAACGGATCGAGGATCGTGTCTCCTGGTCGGGTGAGCCGCTTCACCAGGTCAGCCATGCCCGACTCGGACTGCCCCCAGTGGTGGAACCGTTTGTCGTTGTCGTTGACGTCGCTCTTGGCTACGTCGCCGAACCACTCGGCTGCGTCGCCCTCGCCGTTGCGGTAGATCAGGACCGGCTTCCAGAACGTGTTCACCTTGCGTGGAAACACCTGGACGGCCTGGCCACCAGGCGTCAGGTAGGCGATCGTCCAGTGATAGGCCAAGTGCTGGGCGAGCAAGGCCATCACGTCGGGCAGGTGAGTCTGCCCGCTCATCACGCCACAGATCCCGCCTGGCTTCAGCCATAGGGAGGCGTGCTCAGCGAGTTTTCCGTACAGGGGCAGGTGTTCAGCCGGGTATGGCGGGTCGGTGATGATGGCATCGATGGTGCCGGTCTCGATGTCCGACAGGGCTGACGACAGGTCTCCGTGGCGCACGTCGAACCGAACGTCTGCCGCCTTCT